TTTTTGTAGCTAAATGAGAATTGAAAAGTGTAGCTAAATGAGAATTGCTCTCAATAACGTGATTTTAAAATTAAGCTAAATGAGAATTGAAAAGTGTAGCTAAATGAGAATTGAAAAGTGTAGCTAAATGAGAATTGAAAAGTGTAGCTAAATGAGAATTGAAAAGTGTAGCTAAATGAGAATTTATCTCATTAAAGTGCGTTGGTGCGAAAAAAGTTGCTTATTTTTTAACCAGTGACTTTTCGTGATGTTAGTGCTTACTTACTTACGGCTTTTTTGCAAAAATCGATTTTTCAATATAAACTTTTTACAATGTAAAAGGAATAATGTTTAAAAACTGAAAAAAAATTACACGGATTTTGAGTTGTCAGTTATTTTATTCTTTATTTTTCTATATTATATAACAACTCAATTTTAAACACTTTTTTCTTGCATTTTTGCCTAATGCCTTACACACCGACACACCTAAACGCAAACTATTCTCAATTAGCCTCACTTTCTGAAAAATATCACTTCTTCATAGCTAAATGATAAAAGTTCTCAATTAGCTACACTTTTCAATTCATTAGTTTTTTTAATCCGAAAATTTTCGCATTAGTTTTTCTAATGATAAAAAATCTAATCCATTTTGACTTCTTGCAAATGTTTTTTGCCTTACTGTTTAACAAATGCCCTTGCATTGTTGCAAAGTAAAGCAATATAAAAGCCTTTATCACCCTACCACCACACGAAAGCCTGTTATTTGCTCAAAAAATAATCAAACAACACTATTTTATTAAAAAATTTTAAAAATAACTATTGACTAGCTTTTATAAATCCGTATAATAGGCATCAGAAAGCAAGGGAATAGTATTAATACTAACAACTTGCAAATGTTCTTTAAAAATTTAATCTTTCTTTTCTTCTACCTAGAAAATAAAATTTAAAATAATTTAAAAAATTTTAAAAATAACTATTGACAAGGTAGAAATAAAGCGTATAATAGCAAACATAAAGCAAGGGAAAGCAACAATGCAACAACTCGCAAATATGCTCTTTTAAAATCGCTTTAATCGGTCAAATGAAAATTTTATAAAATAATTTAAAAAATTTATAAAAAAACACTTGACAAGATAAAAAGAAAGGTTTAAAATAAAGGCATAAATTAAAGGAACGGTTAGCAGTTAAAACCGATAAACCTTTACTAGCTCTTTAACAATTAGGTAAAAAACGGTTGAACACTATGCCCTTATTGTATCTTGCGAACGTTGAAGGCGTTGGCTCAAGTAAGCGGTAAGCAAGAACAAAAACAGTGCATAGTTAGTAAGAAGTAAAGGGAAAGAATTTGCAATAATGAAGAAGGCGACAGCCCAAGTATTCTAGTAGATACACTACCTGAACAGTGGTATACCGTCCACTTGTGCACTATAGCAACTGGATTAAACCAGCAATCTGTACTACAACGTAACCCTATCGTGCACACTAAACGAGTAGACTAAGACGAAACCAATTACAAGGGATTAATCCGTCTACCAGTACAGCGAGTTCTTAAAGGCTAGTTTTTAACAATGGGCTTTGTAGTTATGAGATATAAAGCCCATGATTAAACACTAACACTCTATAAGGAAATTAAAATGAATATTTTAAAATACTTTAAACAGCCAAAAGGCATTATTAAGAATAGCGAACGTTGGAAATACAACATTGCTGAGATTCTGAAAAGCATGTTTTATGCATGCCTAATCATTGCCTTAAGTGCGGGTGCAGTAACTGTATTCATGTATGCTCTACTTACACCTGATTATTAAGGGGAACGATTATGAAATTTGCAGTATTGACAAAGACAGGCGAGCCAATCGGGAAAGCAACTGACATTGCACACGTGCTTACATTGTGCGGTATTGAATATGACCACATGAAAAGAAAAACTAAAGACGAACAATATCCACTAGAAATGAAAGTAGTTGCACGTAAGAAGTACACGATTGGGTCATGGTTTGAACAATCCTATGTACTCAAGTGCACGGAGAGTGCATGGAGTGATTGCGGATTCACTTACCATGATGCATTAAAACGTGCAGTAAGAGATATGTTTGAGAAATGTAGAAAGGAATTTTTGATTGTGCCTTTATAGGTGCGGTCAGAATACAACCGCCCGACACCTTCAAAGTGCGGGCATTTTATTAATAAAATGAAAATGGAGATTTAGCTATGGCTAAAATTAATATCGATGCAACAGCCCATATCAAACTAGGTACGGGCAAAGATAATGAAATCCGTGCGGGCTTATTAGCCACACTAGGCAAGAATGATACCTTGCTACGTGATGTGCAAAAAGCATTTAGTGCTGGAACAATGCAAACATTCTCACGCCCGACAACTGCGGGCAGTGGTGGATTTGTAACACTGACTAACACTGACTTTGGTGCGGTCGTTGTTAAACATTTAGACGCAGACGGCAATCAAATCGGCAGTGTTGTCTATGGAAAGACCAAGTTCTTTTCATGTTTAGATAACAATGATGACGATTAATCGTTAGTCAATAATCGTGCACCTTAACACCATAGCTAGGGTGCACCTTTATTAATTAACAACACTCAAATAAGGAAACACTATGAAATATTTGAATTTAGAAATTGAAGGGCAAATGGCTCTATCTAGTAAAGTCTATGAGAACGTGGACTTTAAAAAGTCATTCTTACGCACAGAAATCAATCTCGGCTATGTAGGAGCAAGTACAGTAGACGGCATGGACTTACACAATGCACTCAAGCAACTTGAGAAGAAAGCAGAATTTCAACTCAGTAAGTATGAGCTTGACTATACTATAGACTATGGTGAGTGCCTTGTAACATGGTATAAAGTAGTTCGTGACAATTACGGTGAACGTATTGCATCAATCGAGCTGGTAAGTTTTGACTTTGTGAAAGATACTGACATAAAAGTACCTGAAGATACACGCACAAAACACGTGGCAGATACATATCTAAACGGAGTGATGCCTAAAAGATACGGTTGTAAATCTGACGGCACAATGACTAAAGACAAGGTGATTAAATGGATTTATCATGCCGTGCTAAAACCAGTAGGATTAGCAGAACACCACCTGAAAGAAGTATTAGAACAGATTAAAGAACAGGAGTACCACCTTTACGCACTACATGACGGCATGCCTGAAGCGGCTTGTCTTGTTGCGACAAGAACAAACACAAATTCATGCATGACTGAAAATGGATTAAACTCAGCCTTTGCAAAATTCCGACATATCAGAACAAACAAGGACGGTAAAGAAGTATGGGTGCATCCGTTCCGTGCTTATGAACATGAAGATAACGTGATGTATTGTGTGAGCACACTCCCACCTGAAAAAGTGTTAGGTGTGGTGCATGACAAAGTGCCATTCATTGCCCGAGCATTTTCAAATGACCGTGAAGTGGCTCGTTGGTATGGCTCGAGCGAGCAAAACTGGTGGAACGTGTTTGGTGAATATGTAGATGAATCAACACCACTAGGCATGGAGTTATATGCCTATGAAGTGGGCGGTCGTAATGTTCTACCATACATTGACGGATCTGACGATGTAACGGACAGATATTTAAATTCTGTGCAAGCGGTAGGCTATGCAGACGAGAACAAAACACCTGCAGGCATTGATGCGAGAATTGTAAGAATCACTGACCGTGATGAAGATTGTGAAGGTGGATATTATGCATGCTGTCCAAGTAACGGTATCATGGAGTGGGAATCTACACGTGAAGAACATGAATGTGCGGTAAGCGGTGATTGGTATGATGAAGAAGATATGATTTATGTAGAAGATTTAAATGATTGGGTGCATGAAGAATATGCACGTTACGACAGTGACCGTGGATACTATGTGTTAGACGGTTTAGCAGTGTATAAATATTACAATTAAAAATTAACTAGGGTGCATAGTAGAGTATGCATTGACGGTGAGTGTTAGTAGTGTTTCCGACCGTCTTTGTGTGCTCTCTTATGCACCCTAACTTCATTAAGGAAATTAATCATGCAATTAGATAGACAATTAAAGTCAGATAAAGAATTAAATGCCAGCGTTGAGCTGGTTAAAGAGTTGTCAGCGGGCGAGTTTATCCTTTCAGATGTTCGTGTTACATGGACAAACATGTACAACGATGAAGAATGGCGAGCAAAAATTGGTAGCCTTTCAACATGGTACGGTGATTCATTCATTAAAGAAGTCAGTGCAACAAGAAAGACAGTTACAATTAGCAATTTTCGACCAGCTCAGATTGAGCACCCACTTATGGATACGTTTAACAGTCAAGTGAGAATGATTGTAAAGGTGATTGAGAAGTGGAACGGAGTACATCATACACGTTTTGACAAGTTAGCAGAAGATGTAGAGAAGTATTGCCGTAAAGTGTTCAAGATTAACAAGAATGATGTAATGACAATGCCTAATTTCTTGAGAATGATTGCGTTCATTAACGGATTTGAAATACAGGAAAAACATTTAAAAGAAGCACTCAATGCAATCTCGGGCACAGCAGAGCGAGTATATCTGTATAAAACGCAGAAGTATATTGCGGAGCACTATGCGAGACTGGAAGAGAAAGCCGACCTATCATCGTGCATGACGCATGGAGCGGAGCACTTTGGCGACTTCACGCACTTGACGACATGTAATCCAACACTAGCAGAACAGGCAGGCTATGTTGTTAAGCATGATGTTAAGGACGAGTTCCAAAAGATTGATGACAACAATCTCAAGCCAGCAGTATTTACCGCAAACGTTGAAGGATATTCGGGCGGTGATTTTTATCTAGGGTTAGTCAGCACAGTACCACCGAGCAGAATTGCAGATGAAGAAGAATATGCCTTTGACGGTCGAGTGATTATTTATCAGATTGATGGAGAATGGTGTTATTCACGCTATTATGGGAAGGAAAATGCGGGTCATTATGTGGCACGAACACTACGAACAAAACACGCTGGCGGGCTTAAATTCCGTGCTTATCGTTCATCATCAGCCAATGTAAGAGACGGACACAGAACACCGAGATATATCGTGCCATTCATTGACGGTGGTCGCAGACACTTCACGGTAGATGACACGCCTTTCTATGATGAGATTGGTCGAGCATATTACATGGCGACTGTGATTAATTGGGCAAGTGAAGATATTAACACAAACGACTTGCCGTACGGACTTAAAAAAGGAGAAGTGCTTAAACTAAGTCAGCGAACATGGGTATCCGAAGAAGAAGATTGGTATGACCATTGCATCATCACTGAGAACGGTGTAGGGCAGGGCACAGGGCGATACTCCCAAAGACTTGGCGGTTACGTATCTCTCGAGTTTGGGCTCTCAGATGATAACCTTAACGCTCGAGCAATTAAAGATGCAATTAACAGCGAGATTAATTCAAGAATTGAATATATAAACATCATCACTCAACGCAAGAATGATGAGATTAAACAACTTAAACAACGTGCAGAATCACTAGGAGTAAATTTAAATGACTAACTCAACGACTCAACAAAAATTAGGTGCAGAAAATGGAACAACTCAAGCAACTAACGGAAATACAACGCAAGCTCAAACTCCAGCGACTTCGCAAAAAGTTACAAATTCTGTTACAACAACGCCAAGCACAACCGTTCCAAGCACAGGAACAGGAACAACTTACTACAAAACTTATAAAAAACATGAGCCACAAAAGTTAGAAGGTGTTAAAGGTTGGGTATTCCCAGCAGACCGCAACGCACCGTCAGTGTTAGCCAGTCAGATTATGGGCTATCGCAGACAGTATCGCAGTCAAGGTATCGCACTGTTTGCTAAAGAATGGTTGATTCCTAAGTTGCAAGAAATTGTGGCACAGCTCGAGAAAGCAGGCTATACAGTGGCAACGAAAGTGATTAACAGCGACAGCAACGGACACGGTTATCACAACTTTATGTTTGATGTGTCTAAAGATAATGACTTCGGCAAGACATTATATGTGGCACACTATGACACAGTAGACCGTGACACAGGCTTTGCAGAAACACGCTACGGACACGGAGCACCGACACACTCAGACAAAGTTCAACTGACACGCAAACATGTATCAGTGCGTGACGGTGTGGCATTTATCGATGAAAGCAATGTATTAAACAGTGATGTAGCATGCTTAGGTGCAGATGACGGAGCAGGTTTAGCCGTGATGCTTAACTTAATGGCAAGCGGTGTGCTCGGTGGATATTGCTTTACCACAGGCGAAGAAGTGGGCGGTGTAGGTGCAGAAGCAGTATTACAACATGCAGAGCCATTCTTAAAACAGTATGACTTTGCACTTGAGATTGACCGTCGTGGCACTAAAGATATGGTTTACGAGCAGTCAGTGGGTGAGTGTGCAAGTAAGTCTTTCGCACAATGGCTTATTGACGAGCTAGGCATGGGGCATGAGTTATCTAATCGTGGCTCTTACACTGATGTGGCAACATTCGCAGAAGTTATCCCTGAAAATGTAAACATTGCCAGTGGCTACATTAACGCACACTCGGCAGACGAGCAAGTATTATTGCCTTATCTTGACCAGTTGGCAGATGCGTTACGCAAGGTTGATTGGAGTAAAGCTAAAGCAGAACGCAAGGCGGGTGACTTTAACTTACCCAGTTATTATGGCAAGGGATACGACTACGGTTATGGATATGGTAGTGGCTATTCTTATGGCTACGGTTATTCTTCTAAGTCTAGTACATACACTAAACCTGATAACCCACAACTGACCGAGCCAGTGCCTGATATGTTGGCAGACTTGTTCGCAGTTGACACAGACTTCATGCGACACTGTATCTTACATGGTGGCATTGAATGTTATTACGACTTAGATACCGCATGTTATGGATATTATGGGTCATCATTCTTAGATATTTGTGTGGCTTATGGATTCACTTTTGAAGATGAAGGAGTTGAAAATGCCTAGTGTTAAAGAGATGTTAGAAGATATTAATGCCTCAATGAGCAGAGCACGTGACCTTTCAACATCAGAAGATGTAACAGAAAAGCAACGTGCTTTTTATAAAATGGTGAGCGAGCCTTTAAAACTAGGCAGTAATTGTAATACAAATGCAATTATAAATATTGTGTGTGAGGCAATGATTGATGCGGTTTCAGCTATATTAGACAGTGCATCAGATGTACTCTTACCACGATGTTTTAACTGTGTAGATGCATCATTTACTGATACCACTACAAAAGGTGCGTTTCGTATTACAGTCCACAAAGTAAAAAATGGAATAGCCAACAACGAAGTTATCAATGAAATGATTGAGATTCCACGTGCGATTAAACATACAAAAGCCCTTGCATTAATCATTGAGACAACGATAAACCTAATCAAGAACAACAAAGAATTAGCAGAGTGTTTTGATTTTAATCACGAGTGTTTTAAAGAAGCATGGACACAGTACCGTGTTAAATTAATGGCAAATGAAATTAAGGCAAACACTGGTAGTCTGTGGATGTACTTCACTGACAATAACTACTATGAGCATTATAAAGCTCTAAGTGACACACAGAATTTGCACTCATGCATGGCTTATAGACCTGAGTATTATGGTAGTCAGATTAATGGCAAGTATATTCACCCACTACAAGGATATGACTATGCACCTGACTTCCGTCTAGGCTTAGTATCTACATATAGCCCTGATGAGATTAACGATGTTACCGAGTACCCATTCATCACACGTGCGGTTGTATCTTACAGCAACCACAGCACACCTAAGCTGATGTATGGCAAGTCTTATGGTAACGAGAAGGCGTGTACATTAATCCGCAACTGTCTATACAACGGCAGACCGACAGACAGACTTTTTTATGCAATCAAGGCTAATCATTTAGATGATAATCTAAAAAATGCTGATGGTTGTGATTTTAACTTGCGTGATTATTACAATGACGGTTGCACCGATAATGATGACAAACGGTATAACAAAGAAGATGACGACATTCTCGGTCACTTCGTTGCACCATTCATCGACCCATGGGCTAATCTGTTCGACCATGGTGGCGAAGTTAAACGCCACCCGATAACAGGGTTAGAAGTGATTAACTGTATGGTCATCGATAATGACGAGTGGTATGACGAAGATGAAGATAGAACCGTGTATAACGAAGGCTATTGCATTTATCATGGCACAGGTATTGTTCGACCAAAAGATGATTGGGATGACACCTATTCCGCATTAATCGTTACACGTGACGGATTAGAACACCTATAAGGGGGAATAATGGCAAAGTTTGATGAGCTATACGATGTTGACTCGGTGCAAGCGATACAGTCAGCAATCGATAGCAAGGTAGAAATGAATGAGCGTGGTTGTATGATATGGACAGGGCGATTCGCCCATAGAAGTCCTATCATTCAAGTTCGGCTCAAGGGTGGCAAGGCACTCTACAACAGCGTGAAACGCTTTGTGGTGATGAAAGCCGAGCCCGATAGAGATTTCCCCGAGAAGTATCGCTATTGTAATACATGCGGGGATTATCGTTGTATTAACCCTGAGCACGTGTTCCCATGTGATGTAGACACTGCTAAGGCAGTTGAAGTGATTGCATGGTTGAAACACAACTCACTCCGCTATAACAGCAATATTGAAATGGCTAAGGCTTATGGTTGTAGCCATATCACAATCGGTAAATACCGAAAAATGTACCAACAAAACCCCGATGTATGGGATAAATTAGTAGAAGGATTTAATTATGCCAAGAAAAATGATTGACCGTGATGCACTAGCAAGCAAAGAAGTTTTCACAAAAAGTGATGTGCAAGATATTTTAATTGCGTATACTAACTGTTTACGTGACTCCTATGGAAAGGCGATGTCTTTCCTGTTGTTAAACCATGACGGTGTTCAACGACACATCAAGGATATTGCAGAACACGGTAATGATTCTATGCATGCACTAGATAAGATATTAGACGATGACATGTTCGACGACAACATGATTGTCAATGCTGAAGTGGGCAAAGCAATCTTAGGTGCGATGAACGCAACAATAAAATTCTCTAAAGACTTCTTGAAAGACGAGTTAAACTTACGCTTGCCTGAGATTAGAGAAATTGAAACCTATGTTGATACAAACGACAACCAGTTTGGTAATAAGATTGACTTCTCTAATACTATCCGAGCAGTTGCAGAAGAAATTATGGATGGCTCAACAATGGGTAGTCACAATGGATGGGATTATGCAGTAGATGCAAGCCGAAAAGGTGCGTGGATTACAGTATTAACTCACCCTAATTATAACGAAGTACGATTAGTAATGGTGGACAAAAATGAGATTGACCCTGACAGCGACACTCTTGAATACATACAAAAGCAGTTTAACCACATCACTGGAACAACAAACAAAACAATCCATTGATATTGCAAGTCAATACATGGACGGAGCACCAACACTCCCTGACAATTTAACTGAAGAAAGTTTAAATGAGTACGTTAAACAACTCATGACTTTCTTAGCGGAATTGCCGAACAAGCGTATCGGTGTTGATTTATATGGTTATCTCCGTGTTCTAACTGTGGATATGGTTATGGCTAACATTTTACAGCTACACACCAAAGCAGAGAACGCTATCTTTGAATTGGGGCTAGTTGAAGAATGTCAGACACAGAGTTAAGAGTACCTGCTAATGCAGAGTTAGTGAATGGCAAGTGGTGGACTCCGAAAATGGTTATGCATTTTTGGGGTTACACCCGAGCAACCTTTTATAATAAGGCACGTGGCAAGACCCTGAAACAAATGCTTTATGCACCGAGTATACGAGCACGTGTTGGGGAGCGTTCATTCTCAGACCGTTCTAAACCTTTTATGGTTGGGAAAAGAGAGTGGACTTTTGCCATGATTTACTACTACATGATTAAAAACATGTATATTGACCCTGAGATAACAACCTATGCTAGTTTTAAAAATGCGTGTCATTCCTACGCAAGTAGAGACTGCGTGGGCGGTATTGAACTCGGCATTGACATTAACTGTCAGCGTTATGGGTGCAATATATGGCACAGTCTCAGATGCGTGACCCAAGAACAGTACGACAGGTTTAAGGAACGCTATGTAGATTATATTAACAAGCACAAACATAGAAAACGTGCGGAGTTACCACAGTATTTTAATCCGAACGACAGATACATGGAGTGTGTTCAAGTAGACCCACGCATGATGCATATCTACCATGCAGAAGTATTAAAGCGTTTGCCAAGAGTAGAAAAAGAACTTGCAGAGACTAGAGAGATGTTACAGGAGAAAGTGCAGACAATACTTACCTTGAAACATGAACTTGCACAGATGCAGAAGTCATCGTTCGAGAAGATTAAACGACTTGAACAACAAGTATCAGAATTAACAGCGGAGTTATCCCATGATGAAGTTAATGGAGATGTTACAGCCAGTTAAAAGCACGAAGGTTAAAACAAAGAAACCAGTGCGGAAGAAAACAGCTAAAACCCCCGAAGGCAAGGTTAAAGAGCAAGTAAAATTTATCTTTGATACCTATGGGGTTTATTGGTTTATGCCAGTAACAGGCGGATACAACCGCAGTGGTGTGCCTGACTTCATCGCTTGTTGCAACGGTAAATTTATTGCGGTTGAAACAAAGAGTAAACACACCCGACATGGTGTAACAGCATTACAAGCACAGAACATTCAACAGATTATTGAATGTAACGGAGTGGCTCTAGTTATTGATGAAGATAACATTAACGAGCTGGAGCAACTAATTAAAAACATTCTTGCATACAACGGAGCAGAACACGCATGAACGTATTAACAGTGGACTTTGAAACGTACTATGACCGTGAGTATTCATTAAGCAAGATGACGATGATTGAGTACATCATGGACGGACGGTTTCAACCGATAATGATGTCTTATGCAATCAATGATGAGCCGATTAAAAATGTAATTGGTTATCCTAAGATTAAAGAAGTTTTAGATGGCATTGATTGGGATAATACCGTGTTAAACGCACAGAACACCGCCTTCGATGCCACAATTATCCGTGCGAGATTCGGACATACAGCACAATACTACACTGACACAATGGCGATGGCTCGGGTTACAGCTGCTCACGTATTTGAAGGTGCAAGTCTAGGGGCTATCGCAAAAGTATTACAGGCTAATGGCGTTCCTGTTCCACCAAAAGGCAAAGAAGTGCAGTCGGCATTAGGCATGCACCTTTATAATGCATATCAAGGCACACCATATTTAGCGTTAAAAGCAACGACAGACCACAAAGAGATACAACGTGGGCATGAGTTGTTGATGGGTTATGTAGAGTATTGTAACAATGATGTTCACTTAGCCCGAGAAGCTTTTAAATATTTCACGAAAATGATTACGCCTGATGAAATGCGGTACGGGGATATGATTTTAAAATGTTACATCGAGCCGAGCTTGTATTTAGATTTACCGATTATTGAAGAAGAAATACAACGTATTCATGAACGAGATGAAAAACGTGCTAGAGATGTAGCAAACAAATATTTTAATGGCAACCAAGCAGAATTACGCTCGGTGTGCCGAAGTGTTCCTAAATTCACTGAGTTTTTGCGGGGGTTAGGTGGTATTCTCGAACATGAGATTGATGAAGATGCTGACTATGCCTTTATCATTCCAAGTAAATACAGTGATAAGAAAGGTCGAGTTGAACCTTGCTACTCTAAAACATTCCCAGCTGTTATTGAGATGTGTGACCGCATGGACGAGATTGGGGATATATTTAGAACAAAACTTGCAATGAGTTCTAGCATTGAGTTATCTCGAGCAGAACGATTTAGAGCGATTGCAAAGATTGGTTGTGGGTTTGGTATGCCTTACACCGTGAGCGGAGCTCATACACATAGGCTCGGTGGCAGTGGTGGCTTAAATGTGCAGAACCTTAGCAGTGGTCGTAAAGAAGGGCAGTCAAACGCTCTAAAACGTTCTATTAGTGCACCGCCCGGACATCAAGTTGTTGTGTTCGATAGCTCACAGATTGAGTTACGCACCGGCAGTTATATTGCGGGCGACCATGCAACGCTTAAAATGTTCTTAGAAGGGCGAGACCCATACTCAGAGCAAGCAAGTTTGATTTATGGTGGCGACCCAGTTGAGATTAAGAAGTTAGCCAAGAGCGGAGTTGAACCATATGCAAGTATTCAACGCCCAGCAGGTAAAGCATCGTTACTGTCTAACATTTACGGCACAGGTGCAGTAGGTTTCATGAACTATGCGAAGCTTATGGGGGTTGATATGACCCTTGAAGAAGCGCAGCACATCGTGAAAGTTTACCGAGAAACACACCATGAAGTAGTGGCAACATGGAACGCCTGTGAAGTTGCATTGCGTAATATGATTGCTGGGGCAAGTGGATATTTCGGTGGACCTGACGGCAAGTTATTCTACTATGACGGAGCACGTATGAACCATGGAGTTCGTATGCCGGGAATTAGATTGCCTGATGGCAACTGGCTCAATTATCACTGCTTATCAATGCGTGAACGTGAATACCCTGATGGCTCAACTAAGATGAATTATGCATATCGTGGTTTAAAAGAAGGTCGTATCCAGTGGATATTTACCTATGCAGCTCGTATTTTTGAAAACTGTAACCAAGCTCTTGCATTTGCAGTGATGAAGTATCAAGCTCTACTAATTAACCAACGATACAAGATTGTTCTCAACACCCATGATGAATGGGGCATCGTTATAAAAGATGATGAAGTAGAACAAGCGAAAGAATATATGCAGTGGTGCATGCGACAAGTACCCGAGTGGGCGAAAGGCTTACCAGTGGACTGTGAAGGCGATGCAGCTGTTCACTATGGAGATTGTAAATAATGATACTAGATTACGTAGATGAACCAACTAAACCATGTAAAGGAGATGACATGAGCTTTTCGTACGCAAAGTATGGAATGTTTAGCATTCTAGGCTCAAATGGCTCGATTGCATTTGATTGCGACACACCGTTTTATTCTGTTACAACCGATGATGGATTGGACAAAGTGCAAGTAGACTCAGACTATTTTGAAGAAATCGTGCTTATGGCATCCGCTATGTTAGCAACACTCTCAGAACGTAATAGAGAAAGAGCAATTAAACTTGCTGATGTTTTAAGAAATAGCTCGGAGCTTGTTGTAGAACTAAACGACATAGACGAGCACATCAAATAAAAAATATCTCATGAAATTGGAAGTGGAAAGGAGTATGATTATGACACCAAAATAGGAACAAATTATGTTGCAGAATGAAGTTACAATGCCGTTATCCTTTACGGCAATTAAAGCATTTGAACAATGCCCGCAACGCTTTTATCAAGAGCGTGTGTTGAAGAAGTTTCCCTATGAGCAGTCTGAAGAAGCCAAGCGTGGTGATATGATTCACAAAGCGTTTGAGAATTTTATCAAAGACGGTACTCCGCTCCCTGACTATGCAGAACCATTTAGAGATTGGGTTGAAGTTTTCGCTGAACAAGATGGCGATAAACATGCTGAGTTTAAAATGGCAATGGATTGGCAAGCGAAGAAAGTAGGTTACTTCCGTGGGAAGAATATATGGATTCGTGGACAGTTTGACTTGTTAGTAGACCAAGGTGAGCATGCTGTAATGATTGACTATAAAACAGGTAAATCAAAGTTTGCCGACACTGGTCAGCTAGAGTTGATGTCTATTCTAACCTTTATTCATTTCCCTAAGATTAACAAGATTACAGGTGCACTTGTATTTATCGATGAAAAGAAAGTTATCAGAGATTCATACAGCCGTGATAAAATGCCCGAGTACATCGAGCGTTGGACTAATCGTTCAATTCCGATTGTGCAAGCATTGACATCCCGCAAATTCCCGATGAAACAATCGGGCTTATGTGGCTGGTGTCCAGTTATTGATTGCCCATATCACCCGGGAGGCTAAAATGGCAACCGCACGTAAACGTGATTATAAACGTGAGTATGCGATGTATCATGCTAAACCTGAGCAGATTGCTAACCGTGCAGCACGAAACAAAGCTCGTAAGACAATGGAGAAGGAAGTTGGTAAAGCAGCTTTAAGAGGTAAAGATGTAGACCACAAACGACCACTTTCACAAGGTGGCTCAAATTCCCGCTCTAACTTACAGATTACTTCAGTTAATTATAATCGCGGTGTAAAAAACCGTAAAAAATAATCTTGACGACTTCAACCAAAAGGGTATAATATGTCTACCATCTCGGATAAAGAGCGGTATTTAATCGCTCGTGGCGATGTAGCAATAGTCGCTTTAAAAGCCGTTCTTAATCTGCTCGAACCAACGAGAGATACAAACGAACGCACCGCTACACAGTTACAAGCTGTGCAAGCGAAACAACCACAGGGCAACGTGACCTTGCTGTCAATCGTTACACAAGTAGCGACACAGACATCGTTATCACTTGCCAGTGCAACTGAAACAATTAAGCAAGCTCTACATGAGATTGACTACTTCTCGAGTGAGACCGAGCAGGAAAATTCTGAGAGCTCCGCTGTTTCAAATGTGATTAATGCTATTCGCCAATCATCCGAGATTTATGCAAATAAATCAGACGATGAAATCAAACAGATTATAGGATTATGAGACGAAACGTATTAGAAGTTTATGGCGATAATTCTCATTTGTTGATTAAGACACAGTTAGCCCAGCAAATTGCAATGTCTGTCAAAGGTTGTTATCTGTCTGATGTATTAGGCGATGGACAACGACTGTGTGTCCCATGGACACTGGAGACAACGCAACAAGTTGCTAACTGGCATGTGCCAACACTCTCGCCTATGTTGCGGGATTATGATTTTGTAGGGCGATTCGAGCCTTATTTGCATCAACTTAAAATATGCTCATTCTTATCCGCCAACAAGCGTGGCTTTTGCCTAGCTGACATGGGAACTGGTAAGACAGCAAGTGTGGTTTGGACAGTAGATTATCTGTTTAAACAAAAGAAAATTAACAGAGTGCTGATTGTCGGTGCACTTTCAAATATGAAATCGACATGGAAAGACGAGTTCTTTGCGATTAACCCACTGTATCAAGTAACCGTATTGCACGGAGAACGGGAAGAACGGTTAAAACTAGCATCTAACGACGCTCATATCCATATCATTAATCATGACGGTGTAGAGATAATTCAGAAACAGTTGTTAAAAAACCACTACGATGTTGTAGTGATTGACGAGCTGACAGCATTTAAGAACGACAAGTCGAACCGTTGGAAAGCAGTATTCCCAATTTGCCAACAAGCAGAGTATGCATGGGGGCTAACAGGAACACCGATGCCGAACCAACCCGATGAAGTCTATGGGCAGATAAAGTTGATTAAACCTGACAATGTTCGTGGTATATCAGCGTTTCGCTTTAAAGAAATGGTCATGCGTAAAGTGTCGCAGTTTACATGGCAACCGAGATTCGATGCACATGATACTGTTGCACAGTACATGAGACCCGCTATAAAAATTGAAAAGAGTGAAGTTCTTACACTCCCGACCGTGACACATGAGTATGTAGAAGTTCCGCTTACACCAATGCAAGCAGAGTTCTATAAGAAGATGAAGAACGACCAGTTTGTCGGGAACGAAGAAGTCACCATTACCGCAGTAAATGGCGGTGCACTAATGAGTAAACTGTTACAAGTTGCGACTGGTGCAATTTACAACGATGCACGTGAGGCAATGAAATTTGATGTCACACCACGCATTGAAAAGACGATTGAGTTAATTAAACAAGCTCGAGTACGTTCTACCGTGCAAGGCAAAGGCAAGACATTAGTATTTGCTCCGTTTAAACATACAATCGCCATGCTTGAAGAAGAACTCAGCAAGCATTTTAAAGTCGCTGTGATTACAGGCGACACTTCGGCAAAAGAACGAGCAGAAATTTTCATGCAGTTCCAAACAGAAGATGAACCCGATGTAATCCTTGCAGTTGCAAGAGCGATGTCACATGGTGTTACAGCAACAGCCGCCAGTTGTATTATTTGGTTCGGACCTGTTACATCAAATGAGACATACCAGCAAGCGTGTAACCGTATTGACCGACCGGGTCAAACACAAGACATGCACATCTACCACTTGCACTCAACGCCAGTGGAAGAAAAATTATATAAAACACTACAGCAGAGAAAACTCTCTCAAGCTGATTTATTAAATCTCTACACGGATTTTATCCGGGGGCTATAATATGACTGACAACTTCCAATTAATTGATACAACCCAATACGATATTCCAACACTCGTTAAATGGTATATCGACCTACGAGCTCACAAGTCTGACCTTGAAGCTTCAATCAAACCCGCTGTTGAACACACAAAACAACAGATGCAAATGATTGAGGCGGAATTGAACAAACGCATGAACGAGACAAAGACCGAGTCTGTTAAGACAATTAACGGTACTGTCTCTCAAGTTTCCAAGACAAAATATAGTGTGGTAGACCCATATGTGTTCAGACAATGGATGGTGCAAAATCCTGAAGTTGCAGCGCAGATTGTAAACGGTCAAATTACGCAGGGCGAAGTAGCCGCATATATTGCTGACGGTGGTACATTACCTGACGGTATGGCTATCGACAACATTCTTTCTATTTCTGTACGTAGAGCATAGGAGCAATCATGAGTACAAATTTAGCAACTCCAGCACAGTTAGTTCCCTTTGAACAGTCAGCTGGATTACCCGCATATCTCCAGAACAGTGATTATCATTCAACACTTGATGACCAAGCTACAGGGATTTCTGTAGACCGCATTACTGTTGTAGACGGTGGCATCGTTACCGATGTTGGCGGTGTGCGTTCTTCAACATCTCTTTCTATTGATGTTGTTGTGTTAGACGCACAACCAGCTGGTCGTGACACATACCGTGCTTATTACGAAGGCACTTATAAAGACGGTGAATCATCTGCACCGACTTGTTATTCCGCAGATGGAAAAGTGCCAAGCCGTAATGCTGAAAAACCACAGGCACATGACTGTGCAAACTGTCCGATGAACGTATCAGGTACAGGTGCAAATGGCGAAGGTCGTGCGTGTGGTTACTTTAAACATGTGGCAGTGGCAGTTTACCCTGAACTTGACCGTGTATATCGTATTAAAGTTTCAAGCCGTTCACTTTTTAACAAAGACACAAATGGTATTCCTAGTCCGTTGGGCGGTTTCGCATGGGGTTTCACAAACTTCGCAAAACTTCTACAACAAACTAAGACACCATGGGAAGCAGTGGTGACACGTGTGAGCTTGCCGAAAGGTCAAACACATGGTTTCTTCTTCACACCAATCGGATATTTAAACAAAGAACAATTCGACCAAGTGAAAGAATTACAGAACTCACCGTCTATGCACGATGCATTGACCGTTGAGATTGATGCAACACCTGCTCAATCAACTGCACCAGCTTTACCACATATTCCAGCTCCGCCAGCACCTGTCGCACCGACACTCATTGGTCGTGACAAATGGTTAGCAAGTGTAACATTGCCACAGGCAATTAAAGATTGGATTGTTCAAGTTGATGATGCAACAGCATTAGCCTACTTAACAGCGAACTACCCTAATGAAGTATAAGGAACTTATATGAGCTTACAAACATTAACCCTAAATCTGTCTTTGAACGTGCACATTGGTGCGGACGGTACAGCAACAGTGTCGCTTAACACCGACGACAATCGTCCTATCATGCCAGCACAGCCAATTGTTGAAGCACCTAAACAGCAAAAGCGTTCTGCTCCAGTGGCAGAGCCTAAGCCTGAATTAAAACCAGCAACGATTGTTACGCAAGAACAAGAGCAATCCGTGCAAGTAACCGCAACTAAGGCATTTGATGAGGCTGCAGCTCCAGTAGTGACTCCGCCTCCACCACCGCCACCACTGGTACAACCCGCTCCAGTGGTACAGGCACAACCAGCGGTAACTCCGCCACCTCCACCGCCACCAGTGGCACAAGTGGCACAAGTGGCTCAAACTCAGCCAGCGGTAACTCCACCTCCTCCACCGCCACCAGTGGCACAAGTGGCACAAGTGGCTCAAACTCAGCCAGCGGTAACTCCACCGCCTCCACCGCCACCACCGGTACAACCAGCTCCAGTGACACAGGCACAACCGGCGGTAACACCTCCGCCTCCGCCACCACCGCCAGTAGGTAAAACACCTTCTAGCGAAGAATTGCAACAGGCGTATGAAGCTCAGAAAGCATGGACACCACGCCCGCCTGAGCCTGAACCAACTCTTGCAGAAGTGAACGGTTATATGCCACAACCGATGGCAACGCAACCGCCTCCATCACCTGCAGTAGATGATGCATCTGTAACACGTGACTCAAATATCCGTGCTACAGCAGCAGCACTCTTTGGCGGACATCACTAATTAAACGCGGGGGAAACCCCGCTTATTGGAGTAAATATGGCTTACAAGAAAATACCAACAGCAACAGTTCGTTCAGCAATTAAAGCATATGGTGCAAATAGTAGAGAGCACAACACGATTAATCTCGTGGCAGATGCACGATTACCTTATGAGTGCATTGCTGAGTTATTACTGCTTGACACCGACGCTGTTAAACAGGATTTATCGGGCGAATTACCGCTTGATGATGCAGAACATGCCCTGTTGCACAACTGCTTAAACACAATTATCCCACTCGGCATTGAGCGTGGTTTATTACCATGCAAAGACAATGCACTTACTACCGAAATTCTCAGAGTATTGGTAGAGATTTTAGGAATGAAAAACAAAATTAGCGATTTACAAAACGCTTAATAAAATCCATAATCTCAATCCAACTTAACCAAAAGGAAATACAAAATGTCGTTTTTACGTGACCTAACCAGTCAAATTGGGCGTAACCTTATTACAGGTCCGCACAAGACTGAAGTACGAAAAGATGGTCGTCCAAGATGGGTAGAACGATGGGTTGATTTCAGTAACGAGCTAGAAACACAGGCAGCGATTGATTATGTCACTGATGAATGTAAAGGTGTCTATTTTGCACTAGGTAGTTTCAAACCTTTTGAACCGAATAGATACGCACGTAAGTCAGCATATTGTACTCACTTAAAAGCCTTGTGGTTCGATATAGATTGTGGCGAAGAAAAATGGCAAAAACACGCTGGAAAAGGATGCTACCGCACTCGTGAAGATGGGCAGAGAGCATTTATAAGTTTTCTTGAATCCACTCAGCTACCAATGCCAACCTATGTTGTAAGCAGTGGAGCTGGTTATCATATTTACTGGCAGTTTGAACGAGACATTCCGCTCGATGAATGGCGAAGAATGGCTCTAACCCTTAAAGCAGTATGTGCTCGTTGGAGCTTTGAAGCAGACCCCGCACGAACTGCAGATGCATCATCTGTGCTACGTGTACCATCTACGCTACACCATAGCGGTGCGACAGTAGAGATTATTGCAAGTAATGCACCTGTGACGGTAGACCAGTTTAATCAAGCATTAGACAGACTCCGCCCATATATCCAAGACCCGATTTTTGTTGAACAACAAGATATGCTGGCTGGACTCGGTGCAAAGCCTGAGTTTTTAGAAAACGCAGAGAGCACATTAACAGAACAAGAACTAACTACACCAAAGAAATTTGCCAATATTATTCAACGTAGTGAGCTGACAAATACCGGTTGCAAGCAGTTGTACGACATGTATCAACATCAAGATACAACTCCTGAACCCATGTGGGCAGCTGCACTGAGTATTGCTAAGTTCTGTATCGATGGCGAAGAATGGGCGATTAAGATTTCAGAAAATCACCCTGAGTTCGACCCTAGAGTGACAATCAAAAAGATGGAGCAGTGGTCAGCACCACGCACCTGTCTTTGGTTCTCGCAGAACAACCCTGACGGTTGTAAAGGATGTCCACACTTTAATGGCATCTCACAGCGACAAACGCAATCTCCAATTATGTTAGGCGTTGAAGAACGGTTACCTGTAGTGGTAGAAGCACCGATGGCTGGAAACAACACATCGGACGATGAAGAATATACTGAGAAGTTTATTATCCCTGAATATCCGTTCCCATTCTATAGACCACCAACAGGCGGTGTATGGATGCAAGAACCCGGTGACGATGAAACGATAAATAAGCAAGTATACGACTTCGACTTGTACATCTATGACCGTATTGGTATGGGTGCTGACAACAAGCCTAGATTTTGGGCAAGACAACACACCCCGCACGATGGCGTGAATGAGATTGAACTGAGCAGTGATGATATTTTCGGTCCGATGAATACACTCCCGATTAAACTTGCAGCTCACAATATTTTATTGCCACCTGAGACCAACACAGCAGACCTGTATCGCTACTTACGTGCTCAAGGTGCACAGTTACAGAGAACTCGAGCGATGACAAATCCGCCTAGACAACTAGGTTGGACAACGAACGATGGATTTGTTCTCGGTAAATGGGAATTTACAAAAGCGGGTCGCAAGATGTCGCCAATCCCTGACACCAACATTGCGAGAAATTTTGCTGAAAGTTGTGAAATCAGACGAGATGCACGGCTTCAAGTGGACAACTGGAACAACGCAATTAATAAGCTCTATGGAGCAGATGATGCTGAGTTATACAGACTTATCCTTGCAATGGGTTTCGGTGCACCTATTCGTGCACGATTCGGCTCAGAAGTGGGTGGTGTGGTAAATATCTACTCTGAAGATTCGGGGTTTGGTAAGACAACACTAACAAAGGTCATTGCTGGTATTTTCGGGCAATCACCTGACCCATTTGTGCTACAGGCACAACACGGTACAACTGTGACAGCGTTCTTTGAAATCATCAGTTACGTAAACAGTTTACCACTGACACTGGATGAAACAGGTCAGATGGACACCGACAGCCTTATGGCGTTTGTGCACACCTGTACGAGTGGACGAGCTAAGGCACGTGGTAGCCATCAGATGAACGACATCAGACAGTCGTTGCCCGGTTGGAAATCTCATGTATTCTCAAGTTCAAACGTAAGTCTATGGAACAGAATCACAGAAGCACGTGCAGAGAATGAAGCATACTTAATGCGTATTGTGGAAATTCCTGTAAGAGCATTGGAACAGTCTAAGGATAAGAACTATGGTGACGATGCTGTACGTGAAGTGCAAAAACACTTCGGTGTTGCAGGTCCAGTGTTCATTGAACATGTACTGCACCACACTGAAGAAATACAGGAGTTATGGGGTGTGGTTTCACGCACTATAACAGAACGTTGCAAGCTACATGGTAGACATCGTTTTTGGGGGGATATTATGACGGCAGCGTGTGTCGGTGCAAAGATTGCACATGATGCAGGTGTGTTTCCGTTTAACCCGCAAGAAGTGTTTACAACCGCATGTAAGATGTTAGTGAGCTTGAAAAAACGAGCAGAATCTAAAGTGGTCAGTGAATATGACTTACTCAGTGAGATGCTCGGTACTTACATCGACTCAACCATTGTTGTTAAGAACGCTAAGACATCTCCAATGCCAATACGACAACCATTGCGAAAAGCATTTATTCGTGTTGAATTGGAAGATGCTAAGATGTACATTGACAACAATGCACTACGAGAGTTCGCAAGAACACGCCAGTTCGGTGTTGAACGCTTAGAAATGGCACTTGAAGAAATCGGTGCAGTTCGCGGTGTGAGTAAACGCATGTGGGCTAACTCAGACTTTATGCAAAATAACCCGCCTGTCCGCACGTGGTATGTTGATTTAACATCGCCACTGGCTAAGGCATATCTAAACTCGGACACATACAACTATGATGAAGGAAACCCTAGCACAAATGTCAGCTAGAATGGACGAGGAGTTAGATAATATGGCTGGGGATGTATATACATTCTCAGCTTTATTACCCGCCTCTATAGACTATTTGACAATCAGAGACATTGTATACTCTACCGTAGAAGGTAAAGGATTACATGTCGGAGATTTAGCGTGGTCGGTGCAAGATGAATGGTCTACACCCGGTGCTAAAACTGCAAAAATCTTAGTGGGCATCGGCAAGACCGCAAGTGCTTACCACACTTATTACAACATTATGGGACAACGACCATGACAATTATTGTTTTCAAAGATAACATTCTCGCATCTGACCGTGCAGAATATATGTATGGCATTGTGACTGGCACAAGACAGAAATTCTGTAAGCATGTTGATGGCGGAATGACTTATTATATTGCTGTCTCAGGTGATACTACAACAGCGGCTATTGTATGTGACCTTATTATGTTTTTCGCGGGGTCGCGATACGATGACTACACTCCGCACCAGTTCAAGTTTAAAGATGTTGAGCAGGAAATGTGGGTGAACAGATTATACAATGCTGACACCTTCTCAGGTATTCTTATCATTGTAAATAAGCATATTAGTATTCCCGCAGTATTTAACCTGTCTAATGCACCATATGCACTTCCAATCACATCTGATGAATATGCGGTGGGCAGTGAAGATGCAGTGATTGCAGCACGTGCAGCGATGATGGCAGGTGCAACAGCAAGAGAAGCAGTTAAGATTGCGTGCGAGCTAACAAATATTGCACAAATTAAGGGCAACGCAGACATAGACAGTGTTTGTGTTATATAAAAATAAAGCCCTGCTGTTACGCAAGGCTTTATGACTTCTACCAAAATGAACAAAAATGTCGCACAGTTCCCAAATCTGTACAGTGCGACTATAACATAGTAAAAAAGATAAAACAACTCATTCAATACTTTCGATGAGTATATCTTATTTAACATCAACAAAACATGTTATGGAGACAATACCTATGACAAACAACAATGTTGCGGATATTATCCGTTCCTTTAGAGCGAAGCACCGACTCACCATGAAAGATACTGCTGCAAAAATGGAAATTTCACCTGCATATCTCAGTATGATTGAGAAAGGTAAGAAAGGTGTAAGTCGTGACCGTTTAAACCCGCTTATTGAAATATTTAAAGAGTACAATGAGCCAACAGATGAATTAATGCTGGCATATTATGCAGAAGCTAAGCTATACCGTGCAGCGACACTTCCTGTCGTTCTACGTAGAGTTATCTTCAGACTGGTTGAGAGCAATTTAACAGATGACCAGTTGCGTGATTTAGAAAGACAGATTATTGAGGCAACCAATGGCAAATAAATTATCAGAACTCGTGCCACGAGTTGAGGCGTGTGAGCTTACAGAGTTATCGACTCTTGAGTTAATATTCGAGCATATTGCGTCTGTTCACCACTATATCTACTATGCGTCCGAACAAGACCGCGCAACAGCAGAATATAAAGAACAGTGTGCTTACTACTTCGTGCTAATTATTACATATCTTGCCCGTGTAAATGCGTTAAGCGAAGTGTTATTCATTGGGCTGGATAATATAGATGAAGCCATTAAGTTTTCAACAGCATCGACTGGCATCGAATATAAAGATGTGAACAGAAAGGTTGCAACTTATGAGATGTTAGGCGAGCTCGCTAATATCACATGGTATTTTACCGTAGGTAGTGACCCTATTGTTGAAGAATATAAACTGCGTGTTGTCATGCTGACATTAGCATGTGCATTAAATTATGAAGTACGTTCAACTACTGATGCAAACCTTGCAGATTTAGTTGAAGAATTTTTAACAAAGAGAGGTAAATAATGGAATCAATGGCAAGTGCTGGCGAGTATTTTCAAGGGCTCGTTAAACAGTGGGCGGTAGACCGCAACTTAATCGAAGGCTCTAAGCCTGAAGCACAGTGTGTTAAGTTAATCGAAGAATATGGTGAGCTTGCACGTGGTATTGCTAAACAGGACGAAGCACTGATTAAAGACAGTGTCGGTGACACATTAGTTGTCTGTATTATTCTTGCAGCACAGCTCGGCAGTGACAGCTTTAGTATTGACAAGTTAACATTCGAGCGTCTTGACTTAAATATGATTGGTGTTCGTGAAAAACTTGTGATGCGTGGTTCAACAGAGCTCGGTGCTATCTCATACTTTATCAATGTGACAAACCGAGACACTGACCGTTGCATTGGAAATATTTATGCATTATGCGATACGTTGGCAGAGATTGCATACTTGTATGGATGGTCGTTGACTGACTGCTTAGTTGCAGCATACAACGAGATTAAAGACCGTAAAGGTCGATGTGTAGACGGAATTTTTATTAAAGAAGGAGATTAATTATGATATTTCTTACAGCGGTAGGTTACGCAATTAAAGGCGGACGAATTTACAGAGAGGGTTGGGGTAAGTCAGAGCATGCTTTCATAGTGAATGGTGACTATATTAAGGTCATTATTAACACATTATATGGCACGCCAACTGGTGACGGATTAGATATCGACAGTTTCTTTATGCGTAAAGTAGATGGAAAACTAGAAGTGTATGCACCGTCTCTAGAAGATATGCTAGCAGATGACTGGAAAGTGGCAATTAAGCCATCAAGTTATAAATAAGATATGGTGTGTCGGAGCACCGGCACACTTACATTGGAGAACGAATATGAGCATTTATGTTCCTGCGGATATGTACGTACCTGTACAAATGGATAACTCCGTGCAAAATGGCAAGGAGATTAATCTAGAATTGCATAACTATGACGTGAAGAATCACACATTGGAGAGTCTAGTCGAAAGTGCAATCGCACTTATGCACAAACAGTTGGATTATAAAGTGATGATGACTGAAGCTGAGACAGGCAGAAAAGTTGTTAGCATCACTGAAGTTGTAAAACTGCAAGATGCATACCGCACTTATAAACTCACACTTGATAACAATGCTGTTGTGTCTGTGTCAATTAAAAAACCATACTGTAAGTAGGTGAACTATGAAGAAGTATAGTAAAAAACAATTAGCAATATATGCAGTTGGTCTTATTATCACTGCATTATGTGCAACCGCATGCACAGATGCCGATTATAAACGTGTAACACGTCTAAACAAAGAAGCCGACATTGTTTGTTATTCAGGCTCTGCTACACCTGTATTTACTGACCGCTCTACTGGAACAGTTGAATATCAAGAGCACGGTGGCGGTGTTTATTACAAAAGTAAAAATACTGGCAAATTCGTACAAGTGTATATGGACTGTGTGATTACGGAGGATTAATATGAAAGACATAGCAGTAACAGTGGCAGTTGCAGGTTTAACTGTTGTAGCAAGCATGGGAGTAGGCGGATTGTTAGGCTTAGTTGCGGCAGTTGCATACAAGACATTTAACGCTCTAGTGTGAGGATTGACATGAAACCATTTAATTTAGAAGAAGCATTAGGTGGTAAACCTGTTATGCTTAGATGTGGCAGTAAAGCATACGTGCTAGGTGACCTCAGAGACTTATTCCCGGAGAGTAAGGAAGTTAGATGCCTAATCGGTATAGATTCCGAAAGAGAGCACAGCAAGCAGTATAGTAGCATGATGCGATGGAAGTGCACTGGTTCATACTACGAGCATATTTATGAAAGTGAATACGACATAATAGGGATGTGGGAAGAACCCGCAAAAACACAGGATAAAATCCTAGAAGAAGCATGGCAGAACAAAAGTAAAGTCGTTAAGACTGACGCAGGAATGACAACAGTTGTAGAAGTTGTCGGCAAAACATCTGACGGTGAATATATTGTTCGCAATCCTGTGACTGGTTCGTTAGATGAGATTGGTACATATGGTAAGTTAAATTGGCAACCATATGAAGAACCTAAAGGTCCTGTGCTTCATCATAATCTAGCAATCTTACATTTGCCTAAGCCAATAAAACCGAAAGAAGGTGGAGATTATTGGCGAATCGGTAAAGCAGCGATAGGCAAGTTGTATGTTGAACGTGCTAGATTTTCGCACTCGTCATATGCTAACAGAACCCATAGTGAGCAAGGCAACTGCTTCGCTAGTGAGTCAGACGCTCAGACATGGATAAACGCTTTGGATTATGCACGAACAGGTGAGGTGAGAATATACTAGGAAAAGTAATGAGTAAATCAGAATTTGTGGTTTACAACGCATGTAAAGATATGGTGAAAACTGTAGAATCGCTAGCATCTAAAATCGGTGTAGATACCGTAAAAGGTAGTATCATGTCAGAACGTAATGGAGATGCGTTCCTAAGCTTTGAATCTACGTTAAATGGCAACACTAAGTATGCAATGCATAAACTTGATGTGTTCGAGCTTATCTCGTTGTCACCTGAAAAGTTACAAGCATTTATGGATGACACCGCAGGTCGCATGGTAAATGTAATCTACAACCAACATCATAATGACAACAGGATTCCACAAGATGAAACACAACATAAGTGACACTGTTAAAGTTCGCAATGTATTAGATGAGATTGCGAGACTTGTAAGGAAGGAAGCTAAGGCATTGGGGTTTACAGATATATCGAGTGTAATAGCTGAAACATTTAACTCGCAATACCTTATAAACATCATCTTTTCTTATAAAGGCAAGTCACACAGAGTGTATGGCTCAATACCACTGGTAACAATAATATCGCTAGATGCTGATGAACTTGAGCTATTCATCAAGTATCGAGCAAAAGATTTGCTACGACACATGTACAGAGTGAGTGGCAAGAACAAAGAAATTCCACAAACGGAGGAAGATTATGAACAAAAAACTAAATGGTCTTAACTACGACATTATTCACAGTTTCTACAAAGAAGTGAACTCACACCCGCTGGTGCAAGGCGGTCACGCTATTGTTGAGTTTGAAACAATGTTTGCAAATGAAAACAGTCTAACGCTAGGTTTTACTGTCAGAACAGCAAATCAAGACATGTCGTTCTCGATTGGCACTGAGCTAGGCGATTACTGCAGATATGGTGAAGAACTCCACGATGAGTATGTTGCACGTAAGGTTGCGGAACTCGATGTTGAGTTTAATCAAGCAATGGCAAACGTCGAGAAGATGATTACTGTTTTTAACGACCCTAGCACATGGGAGAAATAATATGAACATGGAATATTGGATTGGAGTTGTAAATGTATTTACACCAGCAAGTTTCGTTATAACTGTTGTAGGAGCGTTTACCGCATCACTTTTGCTGATTGAAATATATGCTCCGATAACAAAGACAGAACCTAGCAAACTAAAAGTTCCAATTATAGTCGCAACTACAGTAACGATATTATTTTTCCTGTTGTGGATATTCGTGCCTAGTGTAGATGCAATACGAGCAATGTATAGATAAGATAAGCCCCTATCTCTAGGGGCTTTGTTTTATTTAGTTCCTACGACTCGTTCGAGCCAACTTTTTAAGAGGTCTTTAATAATTCCCGGCAAGAGTTTGAGCAGGACTTCTACTATCATCGCCCCACTCGCCCCCGCAACCACAGATAAAATACAAGCATACCAAATACTGAGTTGAGAAGCGTAGTGATATGAAATAATCGCACCTACATAAGTCCCAACACACGCATCTAATAATCTAACGGCAATGCTCTTACCGGCATCATAATAGGTCGTGCCTTTAAATGCTCCGAGCAATGCTCCGAGTATGAGGAGACCAAACTCAATCGATTGTTGTGTAATCTCCATCTAAACCCTCACATCTTAATACATATACTGCTGCACCAAAATACCAAATGGCAAGTGCAGAACTCACCAACAACATAAGTGAGAGTGGCGGGTAATCCGTCACGTACCCATTCGCAAAAATAACTTGAACAACTGTACTAGAAAGAAACGCAAACGATTTGAACATCTGTTTTCTATAGCCTTTTGAAATCGGAGCAAGAGCCCCGACTACAATAGCGGCAATAGCAAGAGTGATGAATGAAATCGGCTCGGCTTCTAGTGTCTTAGGGAGTGAAAAGTCGAGAACTTTAAAATAGTCCCCTAGTACAGCTAACAGCAAGATGCTATTAATTGCAACAGACCCGACTAAAACTGCTCGGGTGTCACGCCCATAGAACTTAGAAAGAATCGAACATTTCATATGTTACCCCTTACAAAGTACCTTCTGTATATGTTTGTGGCGAAACAGTTAATTTACCATTGAAATCTTCAACTACGTATGGTTTGAATTCCCATCTTTCATAAGAAGCCTGTTCATTTTTATACCCAGAAACTTCAAATCGGTTTAGGTAATTTCCAGTGTAAGTATGAGTACCTGAGATTTTTGTACCATCTTGGTAACGTACATCATAAGACACTTCATGTTCTGTAGAGTCCATTAGTGCTAATAAGGTATTTAGTTCTGCAGTTTCAGTACCTTCATAAGAACGAGGTATGTATTCAAGATTATAACTAGATGTACCAGTTTCAGGTGCATAAGTATGCTCTTCATAAGGAAGTGTAGGATATGCTACTTGAATTTCAGTAGGTTTAACTACTGGATGACCTTCAGATTCAGCATAACGTTTCTTAGTAGTCACTGTAAAAGTTTTACCTGCATTAGCAGTATTGAAAGCTTTAGCATTTGCATAATCACTTTTATTAACTTCTACATATGTATTAGCAGGATTATAATCAGAATAAGCTAAGGATTTACCATCTACTTGTGAAACTGGATTGCCAGTTGCTAGTAAAGTGATAACTCCACGCTCTTCATGAACTTCTGCAGTAAGTGGCGAAGTCAAACTTTCATTTACCGGTGCACTACGAGGTTTTTTCTCTTTTTTGTAAGCGTCTGTAAGAAGTTGAGTAGCTTTATGACGGAACTTAGCGAATACTGATTCTACATAAAACTCATCATCTTCTTGAGGTTCTACGTAATCAGTAACTACTTCAAACTCATCCTCAGCATCTTCTACATTTACAACTGCTGTTAGTTTACCATTAATGTTCTTAACGGTTACATTATCAAGGTCATCGCCAAATACAATTTGCTCTGCCATAATTAATCTCCAAAAAATCCTACTAAATCTACAGCGTAAGAGCGTCCAGCTCTAAGACCTTTGCCATAGATGTTTCGGTTATTACTGTTATACCAAATTGTTCCGCCATCCCAAGTTTGAGCACTTGCTTTGTCTAGATTATTTGGTGCATCTTCTGGCAACTTAAATATCACTGAGCCATCAGGAATATCCGTAAGTACCTTAAATTCTAAATGTGTTTTACCTACACCGTCAAACACAGATAACATTCTATATTGGGGGTCTAGGTAAGCCCGAGGATTTTCAGTAGTCATAACTTCTTTACTCAAAGCAAATTCTGCCATATACCAGTTATATGCTTTGAGAACGCGAACCTTACCATCTTCTACTATAAAATCTGAAGGGTGAAGTTCTGAGACTTCTGCTACTTTCATCATCCAAAGAATCCTATTAAATCAAAAATGTATCTTTGACCTGCTTTTAGACCATTGCCCATAACCCATGGACTTCCTTTATCCACCCACACTGAAGTACCATCCCATAGTTGAGTTTCAATCAACTCTAAGTTCTTAGGTGCGTCAGGGGGTAATTTAAGCAACATTTGACGAGGACCAATAGTTTTAACCATTTTAATGTCTAGGTGGATTTTACCCATACCATCCATAACAGTAAGCTGTCTGCGTTCCTGTTTGTCGTAATCCACAGGGTTATTTGTTGTAACGATGTCTTTGCCTACTGCAAAGTCTAATTTATAACTTTTAACTACTTTACGAGTACGTACTTTATTGTTCTCAACAATAAAATCTTCATCGTGTAAGTCTAGGTCTTGTACTACTTTCATCTATGCTCCAAAGGGGGATTGCTCCCCCATATTAGATTATTTAGCAAGTAAGTAACCTTTAGTATCACCTGCCAAGTTTTGTACTTCTTCACCTTTAAGCACTTCAAGCAATGCTGCTTTAGCTTCAGGTGATTTAAGTAATTCAATCACTGTATCTTTGAAATCAGGTAATGCTTTGATTTCAGTCCAGTATTCAGTTGCTGATTTTGGTGCATCAACAAATTTAGCTAAATCTGCTTCGATTACCGAATCATCAGATAAAGTTAATTTTAACTTGTTATCTTCAGTTAATTCAGCACCTTTTAATTTCACATCAACTGCTTGTGCAGGTAGTGGTAATTCTTCAGTAGTTTCATCTGACTTGGTAACTTTAACTTTGTTATCAACGATTTCTACTTTAGTAATTGCAACTGTTTCTGCAGGTAAAGTTACTTCACCTTTTAAACCGTCATCGGTACGGGTGAATTTAACGTTACCAGAGTTATCCGGTTTAACTTCAAGACGGTCGTCTACTACTACAGTTGTTTTACCAACTTCAGGCTTTTCAAAAAATTGAATAACTGCCATTTTATATTTTCCTATTTTAAGGGTTGTTGAGAATGTAGCCCCGAAGGGCTACGGTTTATAAGTGGTCTAAATCTGTTTCAAGATTAGTAATTGGTGCGGCTTCAGTACCACCTGCAACATCTGCGGGGTATGCTTTAAAGCGTACTGTACCTGCGAAGTTAGCAACATCAATAAGGTCTGACTTACGCACGAACGCAGTGGTATCAACTCTGTCACCTGCAGGTGCATCTTCAAGAGCTTTCACACGTGCAGCTAACGCAGTGTCGTCATACACGGTGTCTTTATCTGCTTTATTTTCTAACGCAGTGACACGAGCTTCTAATGCAGATGGGTCAAAGACAGTATCTTTATCTTCTTTAGCTTCTAATGCAGCAAGACGCTCATTAATAGCTGTTGGGTCAAAGACAGTATCTTTATCTTCTTTATTCTGCAATGCTTCAATCAGATTGCGAATAGCGGTGTCATCGTACACTGTATCTTTATCTTCTTTTGCTTCTAGTGTAGTTACTTTTTCTTGTAACTTAGCAACAGCATCTTTTAAAGCTTTCATTGCTGCAATATCAGCAGGATTAGCACCTGTACCGTCACCACATACACAAGCGTCTAATACACTCATGTCTGCTTTGAAGAAAGTGCAATCATCAAGAGCAATAATAAGGCTGTCGCCAGCTTTAGAAATGCTCACAACTTTACGTTCGTCGCACTGGTTGGTAGGGTGGTTTACACCACCTCCACATGTTGAACAACCAGCACCTAATCTACGGCTTCCTAAATTCATTTATTACTCCTCGATGATTACATCTAAGTAGGTTGAACGGACACTGTCAGACGGTGTAGCGTTAGCAGATACAGTTAAGCTGTTTGCTGTAATTTCTACAAGACCTGATGAGTAGAATTTGGTAAGTTTACCGAAATCAAGTGTTGCGGTTGCTGCAGTACCTTTCTTAACAGTAACAACTTGTTTTTTAACATATCCACCGGAGATAACGGATAAATCTGTTAGACCAGTGCCTACGATGTTGGATCTAGCTACATTGTTACCTTTGCTCTTAGGCGTTTTAACTTCTGTTAATGTTCCGCCATTCAAATTAGTAAGAGTGATACTCTCTAAATCCGGGTCGGTTTCACTAAAGAGTAGATATGCTTGCCAATAACAGTTAGCTCCGCGCGGTCTAACCAATAACGCTAACTCTGTAATATCCTCAGTCACAGTAATTTCATTTCCGGAAACACTGATTGAGTCTGTGGTTCTTACATGAGTGGCGTCAGGATTTAATTGCAAATACGAAGCTGTTGCTGTGCCAATGTCACCGGCAATGGATGTATAAACAGAGCCGCTGTCAGTACCAAGCCCTGTAGCACTTCTGCCTACCTTTTCACCACGGCTTATAGCAGTAACTTCAGCATCGCAAGTTAATACCAATCCTTGTAAACTCTTACGAGTTTTAAATACATTACTGTACTCAGTTCTAGGGATGTCACGATACTCTACAGGGATAGAAAAAGACCCTGTGCTAATATTAAGTATACCAGCCACTTGTACAAGTGTCACATCTGATGCTTTCTCTTTAATGGTAATAGCTGGACAGTTCTCACCCGTAATAGCTTTAGACGCTGTATCAGAACGCAAGATAATAGTAGCATTGTTATTGCCTAAGTCTTTATCTAACACAGAGTTAGGGTTTACTGCTGCCGTAAACTGGTATGTACCTTTTACTTTAGGAACAACAGTGTACTTAACTTTAACAGTGCCGCCTTTTTTAAGACCACGAATGTTATAAGTTAAATTATCAACTTGTTCGACTTCATCTGCTTCGGACTTAGTAAAGCTCACATCTTTAATTTCATAGTCTGCTGTATTGGCTGGACCTACGATATTTAAGTTTGTTAGCTCATTCTTACCTTCACCGGTGTTTGATACTGTTACAACAACTTTGTAGTTATCACTGACTAAACCATTAGTTTTATCTGCTGTGATACCTACACCAACTTCTTGGAAGATTGAGTCGAACGCAGTTAAACGCACACACTCACCATCTTGTTTCGCAAGTAGTACAGTGCCTTTCTTCCACGGACGCTCAGGTAGTGCATCGATTGCTGCACAGTCTAAACCTGCTGCTGGAGCTGGTTGCTCAGGGAGATTTAACTCATACACCCATTTGCCCCAATCATTAGGATTTTTAAGCGTACCATCAGCGTTCATACCGCTGTCATTAGAGCGTACCCAACCTGATTGAACGCCATCACCAATACGAGAGTAAATGTACTGATGCACTTCATTACCTGTCGCAACTTGCCAACCTGTGAAGTCTAACTGATAACCTGATGTAATATCTTCTTTTGTAGCTATTGCATCGGATTTTTCTACATTAGTCTCACCAAATTTAACAGGTGCACCGATAGCTGTACTTGCTTCTGCTGCGTTGAACACACCAGTAAAGCATGAGATGCCTAACTGTTTTAGGTTGCCATCACTCGCTTCTAAAGTGTTTAAGTTAGTTACAGTCGCACATTTTTCTTTGATAACTTCAAGTTTGCCATCTTTTAAACGTACAGTTTTATTATCTACGTGTTTAGATAAGTCAAACTCTGCGGGTTTTTCAATTTCAACAGTTGTGCCGTCTTGGTTAGTGATTACAACCTTGCCGTCCGCTTCTTTAGCAGCTTTCACTTTAATAGCAGGTACTTCTACAGTAGAGCCATCTTGGTTAGTAATTACAACATCCCCGTCTGCTTCTTTAACAGCTTTCACTTTAATCGCTGGAATGGTAGCTAATACTTCTTTCTTACCATTTGCAACTTCAATATCGCCATTATCTTTTGTGGTGAACGTGTACTCTACAGGCTCAGGAATGTCGAGTTTAATCTCATAGCTGTCGCCATTTGTAGTCGTAAATTTAGCGATTTTAGTTTTAGCATCATAAGTGACGCTGTTTAACACACCATCCGCTAATCGTGCTGTGGTATCTAATACAGTACCGTCAGACATGAGTAACGAGATTTTGTGTGAACCATTTTCTTGTTTCTCAACGGTTAATGCTTCAGGTTTAACTAAGCAAATGTCACCGTTAGTAATTAATTGACATACTGCATCGCCTAATAAGTCACACGTGAGAACACGTGAATCACGCCATAAGCGTTTGTCAGTACAATCCACTAACCCTTCTTGCAATTTACCTTCATCAATTAACTGACGAATAATGTCCTTCACAATCAGGTGTAGTGAGCTAAGGTCAGTCCCACATTTTGTGCAACCCATTATTTACTCCTTACTTGTATTCTTCTCTAATGGCTTCGGCAATAGCTTTTGCAACTAACCAGCGTTTCTCCATTAGAACCTTCATTTCTGTAAAGTTAGAGATAAAGCCTAACTCCACAATTAAACCGCCAGCAGAAACAAACGCAAGGCGTTTATGCTGACCGGAATCTTCAGGCTTCCAGCCGTCATCACCACGAAGCACCGACTCTGTTACAGACTGAACCGCTTTAGCGATTTTCTGTGAAATACGTTTACGGTTATCGCGTGATAACACCTCGATGCCACGAGCTGTCTTATTCGTACTTGCGTTTAAGTGAAACTCAACTGCAAGGTCTGAACCCGGAATTAGTCGTACAGCTTGTGCAAGCGGTGCGTTTACACGACCTTCGCCATCTGTTACAACATCGAAGCCCCAATTACGTAGATAATACGCAACATAGTTACGCATATCTGCTGCATAGTCCGCTTCTTTATAACCATCGGACACTGCACCCGGGTCGGTGTTAGAGTGTCCTGCTGTAATCACAATACGTGTCAAAATAATAGTCCTACGGTTAGTCCAATAACAACACCTACAGCGATGCCACGCCATAAGGCACAGCACCAGCAGTAAGTCTTAAATTCATCAACTTCGCGAGTATCAACGGTAATCTCGGCACTTTTATATACTTTGACTAGCCACTCTGATAACTTGCCAACGGGTGAGGTGTCGTAACAGAACACCTCTTTTAATTTACTCATCAATGTCATCCTCGAGTTCTTCAAACAATTCTAACATGTCTCCATACACCTTGCGTCTCTCCGCTCCCATAATGTCTAGTGCGTTGTCTGCTTCTAACATTGCATCTACATCACCAGCCTGTTGTGCAGAGATTTTCTGACGCATCGCTCCTGCGAATGTCATACCGTTATAACTGATGCCACGCTCGAGTTTGTCGAGCTGTTTTTCTAACGCAACAAGTTTATTCCATCGTGGGTCTGCTTGCAAGTCCGCCTTACTTTTCACCATGTTATAACCATCTGTGCCACGTGATAATTCTGATTTTAAGTCAGCCACTTTTTCAGCGACTTCTTTTTTCAATGCTTGATTATCGTAGCGAGGGATAAATCCATTCAGGAACACTTTACCAAATGTCTCTGCAGCACCTTCTCCACTCTCGTAGCCACGGATTAATTTTAACATAGCTGAGCCCACACCACCGAGAGATTGTTGGAACATATGTGTAATTTCTGACGATGACACATCAAGTCCAATTCTGCTCAACTGTAACGCGAGTTCTTTTGCAACATACGGGTCTGAAATTTTAGACTTCATCCAGTCAGGTGCATCTTTAATACGTGAGCCATCTGCACGGTATGCATATTCATTCACAATGCGATTGCCGAATGAGTCACGGTTTAAGATGTTCTGCATGAACGGTTGCAACACAGTTGGGAACGCACCTACTACTAAGTCATCACCACGTGTCATATCTTCACCAAACTGCAACGGTACGAACACTTGGAAGATATTATTTGCAACAGAGCGTACTGCGTCTGACATCTCAATATCACCTTGTGCACCATAATGTAGGGCACGTGCAAGTGATGTCACCCAGCGGAGCTCGTGTGGCATCTGAATACATGCTGACATTCCCATGCAGAGAGATGACTCGGTGAGTTTAACTCGTGCACCCATTTTCTTGCCATCTTCGTCATCACCCAACTCGCCATCTACTGCGGCAAGCGATGCAAGTGAAAGTGCGAAAATCATCGCTGCTGCCTTCACACCATGTGTGCCGTGAGATGGGTCAAACATATGGACGAATGTACGTGCACCGACCATACCCGCATTGAAGAACATGTAGAGTGAACGTAGTGTTGTTGCACCGCCTTTGATTTCAAAGTTACCTGTAATGTTCTTAGAGCCATTGATTGCCTGTTTCTTAATTTCAGGGTTAGCTTCTAAGAATGATACAAGCGACTTCGCATCTGCGAACTTGTGTCCAGCTTTGTGCTCTACAAACTCCATGAATGATGCAAAACGAACGCTATCTTCAAGGGCGTGTGATATTTCACTGATTTTCTGAACACCTTTCTTCGCTGTGTTCACCGCCATATCTTTAGTAGTTAAACCTTTATTAAAGGTGTTGTCTGCAAGCCAGCTGTTGTATTCTTCAAAGTCCATGCGGGCGTTCATTACAACACCGCCACCATAGCGTTTGAAGATGTCATATTGCCACTGACGGTTTCCAGTCCATTTACCTTTTAAGATTGCAGGTAATGATGACACTGCACGTTTAACTACTAACGGAGCAAGTCTCGCTGCTTCTGCATCGGTTAATACTTGTTTACCGTTCATTGAGCGATATGCAGCTTGCATATTAACGACTGCAGTTGCAAGGTCACGTGCGTAAGCCACTGGTAAGAATCCCGGTGACAACGTTGTACGTACGGTAGACATAAAGCGAGTAATATTACCTAGCACTTTCCAAATTGCCGCTCTATCTTCCCAATTACGGGTTGAGCGATACGCTCTTTGAATTGTCGGGTCTTTAATGGTAAGTGTGTATGGAATACCATTTTTAAACACCGTCCATGAAGTACCATCAGACATATTAGGTGCTCGCCATTGCATACCGATTGAGTCGTTCTTACCTACGAACTGCGTTTGGTTTACAGTAAATAATGAACCGAGTCCGTACTCTTGACCTGCTTCTAGCAAGTATTGGTTCTCACGCTGGCGTAATGCATAAGCCACACGCATGTCTGCATGAGCATAGTAGTTAGTGAACGGGTCTTTCGCAGTTGTTGTACGACCACGAGCCATCTTGTTAAAGGCTGTCTCTTTGTCCCATTCATTCTTCAACGGAGCATAGAACACGCCTTTACGCTGTTCATATGTCTCAGTTGAGATTACACCGCTCGCATACTCTAAGTCAGTTAATGTGTCATTTTGGGCAATCCACATTTTAATGAACTCATCAACTTGACGGCTTTGCTCAACATCGAGACTTGCGAAGAATTTAGAACCATCTTCATCGGCAACTTTATTACCGTTCTTATCGGTAAATTTAAAACCTGACACATGGTTAGTATCACGCCAATGTTCACCTGTATATGGGTTAATACCACCCGGATTTTCAGCGAACTGACGAGAACGTTCACGTGCCATCGCTGCATACACAACATCCGAGGTAAATTCTTTTGTCCAACCTAATTTCTCAACATAATCTGTGATGAGTTTTTTATGGTCTAGACCAGTTAATTTACCAATGCCACTCTCGGTCATGTAGTTGTTGTATTCTGCACGGATAATGTTTGCTTCATTCTGTAAGTCTAAAGGTACATTATCTTTGCCGTATTTAGCCACCGCCATGCGGGTTGCCCACGTTAGCATCACATCACGGTCTTGCGTATAATACTCTAACTTCATCGCAACGCCCACTGCATTGTCTAAGAAGTTATCTGCAGCTTCTTGACCTGAGATTGTCGCCATCCAGTCACGCAATTTAAGTAAGGTTTTTGCTAGTGCTGGGTGTAATGCCCATACCTTTTCAATTTGTTCATTTACGTGTTTGGTGATGCGTGTATTACCATTACGGTTCAACACCATATAATCTAAGCCATTTACACGGTCTGCGAGTTGAGAGATTGTTAATCCATCTTCTTGCACCCATTCTGCTAGATTGTTAGGGTTGCGGTATGACAAACTCCATGTGTCACGAAGATTACCATTGTCGTCCACTTCACGATATGCACTGGCTTCTGCTACTGCAGGTCCTTCAACACCTGTTCTACGTTTGAACTGGTAGTATTGAATACCTTTCTCGTGGTCTAAGATGAAACGTGTTTTATTAACAACTTCATCTGACACCTTGCTATTTTTAAGCAGTGATGTGCCATTGCTTACTGCTCTATACGGAACAGAAGATAATAACTTCATTCCATTCTCGATGAACATACCGACTGCATCTACATCAGTTTTGCGAGAGAATCCTAAGAACTCTGCAATCTTACGTAATAACTGACGAACTCTGCCTTTCGCTGTGTGTAAATTAACACCGTCAGCTTGTGACACTGCATCTGCAACTGCTCGTCTGAATGGGTCAGATGAGAACATCTCTGATGCAAACTCAGATAACGCATGGTGTGAGTTTTCATCGAACGACAAGCCGTATGGCACTACAGAACCATCTTCCGCTTGCACTTTAGCAACTTCTGAATATCGTGGGTGATTAAACACATCGCTACCACGCACTTTATTCATCAATGCTTCCATGTCAGTCAATAGACTTAAATCTTGCTCAGTTAAACCGAAGTCAGCAGGTGTAACTTGTCTACCTTGAATACGTGCTTGTTTATAGTTGCTATAAGCAAATGCTTTCTTGTTGAGGAACGCATGTGTTGCTTCATGCACAAGGGTGTGCACTTGGTCGTTAAATGTCATGCCGTCACGGAGATAAACTGTTGCAGTTGTGCCATCATATGCACCTTGTGAACCTTCACCGTAGCGGTCGTTCATTTCTTTATCTGACAATACACGGAACTCAACTTCATTATCCATAGCAAGTTGTTTAATGCGACCGATAACACGTGCTGAAATCTCAGATGGTTTAAACTGAGTCTCGATATGCTCTAACGCACGTGAAAGCTTGTTGGTGTTACGGAGTGTCGCACTTGATAATTTACCTAAGTTCTCGTTAGCCATGTCCGCACGGAGATTAGATACTACTGGAGACTGATTGCCATCGGTCATCAAGTAAATATCTAACTCATGTTTGAACGCTGTCATCGCAAATGCTTCTTGCGGAGTGAGATTATCTGACTCGCTGTTCACATATTCGTTAATACTTGCACTTACTTTGGCGAGCGATTCTCTACCGTAGGTGCGAGTAAATGTGTTGAACTGGTCCATGTCATTACGGGATTTAACACCGAACGCATCTAACAACTCATTCATGTGACCACGGATTTGTCGCTGAATTTCAGGTGAACGTGTACCGTACATAATTGTAGCTAGTTCGGCATCATTTTTTACCATGATGCCTTTTAACAAGTCTGCTGACCAATCTTTAAAATAACTAGGCGACAATTTAGCACTTCCGACATTGAGAATGTCTAAGAGGTCGAACGCTTGGTTTCTGCGTTTGCCTTTCGCATTTGTCGCCCCTTTGAAGGGGCTTGCGACTTTCCCGTGAAATCCTCCACAGGTTTTAGACTATTCACTTTCGTCGCTGCATCAATAGCACGTTTGCCAGCTTGTTTCATCACGCCAACTGGTGTACCTGTTGAGATTGCAGATACAATCGCATTTGCTTTCTCTTGCAATTCAGGTGGCATATTTCTGCGAAGTGAGTTAATACCTTCAACACTTGCACGTAAATTTTTAATATCTACAGTGTCTGTTACACCTGCTTCTTTGAAGAAATCTTCAATCTCTGCTTTAACCGTTGCACGTTCTTGTGGTGTCCACCATAAGCCATCATTCTCCGGTAAACGGTCTTTAACACGTTTGTAGTTATTAGACAGTTTATTTGGACGGTACTCTGTAAACAGTGTGTCAAAGTCAGCGTTGTATGCGGTAGCTCTTGCTTCAGCTTCAGACATACCTTTCTGTTTTAAACGACTCGCATAGGCTTCTTGCATGTCTCTAACAAGAGCATTGTCTTGTTCAATACGCACTTTAACTTCTTGCTGTTCAGCACGGGTTAAGTTTTTAACCGCTTGAGCACGGGCAATTCTAGACACAACGTTATCTAATCTTCCGTCACGTGCTTGGTTTAACCCATCTAATTCAGCTTGCTGTGCAAGTCTGTCAGCTTCTTCTTGTTTTCTAGCTGCTTCTTGTGCGAGACGCTCTTTATTCTTAGCATCTGCAAGTGCTGCTTTCTCAGCTGCAACTTTAGCTGCTTGAGCTTCTTTCTCAGCCTGTTGCTGTGCTTTAGCATCTAACTTCGCTTGTTCAGCTAGTTCTTTCTGACGAGTATCCCACGCTTTCTCAGCTTGTTTAACTTTAGCTAGGGCTGAACGTAATGCACCTTCATTGCCTGCGTCTGCTGCATGTTTAAGTGCTGTCTCAGCATCAGAGATGATGAACGGGTCATTCACTTCTGCACGTAATCGAGTCAAGCGAGTATCAGCATCATCATAGACAGCTTGTGCAGATTGTGTTAATTCATCTGCTCGGTAGTCCATGTGCTTGTCTAAGTTGTGGTTAAATACAACCTTGCCGTTCTTCTGTGTACGTGTGAACTGCTCAGGCATAGTATCTACGCCAAGCTGTTGCAGAAGGTTAGCTTTAGCACGTAATGTACGATTACCATCACCCCATGTGTTAGCTAAGATGTCACGTTGCTCGTCAGTTAATTCTTCTGAGTTCATCAATGCTTCGTATTGAGAGTTTAAGTAGTTATCATACTCTCTACGTGCACGGTTGGTGTTCACCTCGTTGCTGTCAATAGCAGATGCACCGAACTCGGTACGTAAGTTATTGAGTTCATCGTCAGCTTCTGCAGTACGTGTTGCGTTGTTTAATGCTTGTTCATACTCTGCTTCACGCTCTGCTCTTTCCTGTGCTGCATCTAACTCAGCGAGTGTTGCTCGTTTTTGTGCATCTTCTTCGGCTTTAATGCGAGCTTCTTCTTGTGCTTGAGCTTCCGCTGCGGCTTTTTCTTCCTCCGCTTTTACTCTATCTTCTTCAGCGTATTTAGCTTTTGAAGTTTCATAATCAGCTCTGCGTTGCATGTCGCCATGTACGCCACCAAACGCTGCATTGGTCACACCTGATGTAGTACCACCGAGTGCCGCACCTAATAATCCACCTGTAGTCGCTCTACGTAATACTTGTTGTTTAACATTCTCAGGTACTTCATCCCAATTACGGAATTTGCCGTTTTCATCGATAAGAGCTTGAGCTGCATATGCACCGATACCTTCTTGCATGGTTTCTTCTGCACCTTCATTGACTCCACCTTTGACAACGTTCTTAAGTGTGCCACCTAAGCGTTTGCCAGCCGATGCCATAAAGCCCATCTTCTCGAGGTCCTCGATAGCTTGTCTTGAAACAGTCTTAGCTGCTTCCTTAGATAATCCCCATTTTGCAACTTGGCTCTCAATGTTGTGTGGAGTAATTTTGTTTGCTGCTGCACCGCCGATGAACGACATTGCAACTGCAAGACGAGCTTCAGGTGATGTAGTGTCGATGCCACGCTTCGCTAATTCATTTGCAACCTGACCACCTACTGACATACCTGCGTAGGTAGGCATACTGTTACCGATTGCCTGACCTGCTGCATTTACACCTTTTGATAACGTTTCTGCACCAACTGCAGATAAACCTTTACCAGCAAGTTTAGCTGTACCTTTGGTTAATAGCCCGAAACCTTTAGTACCTGCAATCATTTGTGCAGCTTCACCACCTAACATAAGCGGGTTATCGGCTGCAAACTTAGCGGCATCTTTATAGCGACCTGCTTCCATTAAACGATAGAAATATGCTTCACGGTCACGTTCTGCGTCGCTTGCCAAACCTTTGCCAAATTCTTCGCCCGATTTACCAACATACTCTAACCCTTTAGATACAATATTGTCGTTGCCAAATGCGGGTTTTAATAAACCGCCAGCACTAGTGAATAGCCCTGCTACACCTTCAACAGCATCACCAGCCACGTTTTTCAAACGGTCTACAACAGCGCTTTCAGCATCTTCTTCTGCTTGGAAGTTTGCGGCATATAGATTACGACCTTGATTGAAGAACGCGTCTTTTGTGCGTTGTAGTTGTTCGCCTGATTGTTGTGCCACATCAGGGTTAGCTGCAACATAGGTGTTCCACTTATTCTCTAAAATTGGGTCTGCGAAGTCATACTGACGCTCTGCCGTGCTCAATTTCATATAATCTTCACGTGTCATTCCACGTTCTTTGATTAATTTAGATAATGCAGATTCAGGGTCGTCTAACGGAGATACAGCTTGTTGTGTCTGTTGTGGCTGTTGCGGGTCTCCGGTTTGCACTGTAGTGCTATTTAGTTCCGCTTCTCTACGTGCAAGTTCAGCTTCACGCTGTGCTTGTTCACGTGCAATAGCATCTGCATAGTAAGACTGCTTTAAATCTTCGGCTGCCTGACGACGGGCTAGTGCGTCATTGACGAGCGTTCTCATGGAACGATTCATGCCGTTTACTGATTGTGTCATAAAATCTCCAATAAAATGGGCTACCTAATTAGATAGCCCTTATTGTAATCGTAGTTGATTAAAATGTCATTTAAATTCCGTTAGGAACAATCATTTGTGCTCCACCATTTCGCCACTCATCAGGTCTGCGGATTCGATACCCGCCCAGCGAGTCCATGGTGTTGGTGTAGAACTGTTGCGGTGCGTCAGGTTGCAGTTGTCCAACAAGCGGATTGCCCTGTGGTTGCGTTGCACCTTGTAGAGCGTTCATTGTGGAAGGACCAGCATCAGGTCGTGCACGGATATTATCTCCACCACCGTTGCCCGCCATTACTGGAACTGCTGTAGTTGGCTGACCATTCCATTGATATGGACCGCCCAATGTACCTGCAACTTTATTCACTGCGTTGTACATTTTACCAATAGACTGTACGTAGTTCGGGTCCTCTGCATAGCCACCTGCTTTTAATGCCGTTGCATAGGCTTGTGGGGACATTGCACCTTGTACGCCTTTGTATCTACGACCCATTAGTCCCACGAAATGATTGTAGTAATCTTGGTCATTAGCAAAGTTACGGAATTGTCTGCGATTACCATTATCGTTCGCCCACACACCTTGAACACCTTTACGGGTCTCCATGATGTTACCGTAGTTATGAGCACCTGCTAGCGATTGACCCCAGTTCGATTCTAGTGCCATCTGACCTAGAATGTTGAACGGGTGTGTCCCAAGTTGTTGTGCTGCACGTTCTGCGTATGGTAATTGTGCACGGAAGAACGCTTGCTGTTGTTGTAGAGTTGCCATTCTATTCTCCTAGAACCATTTAGTATCAATACCGGTTTTATTACCGCTAGTTGGCGTTTGTTGGTTTTTGTGACGCTCTGCTGCTTCACGGGCATCTTGTTTGCCACGTTCCTGTGAATTAGCGTACTCGTATGCAAATCTGATTTTTTCTTCAGGTGACATCTTAGATGCATCGCCATATTTACCACGTTGCAAGTCATACAAGATTTTAGCTGCTTCAGTTTCAGCTTTCATCGAATCTACGGTTGTGTCGTACATTTTGTCGTTAAACTTGTAGTCATAGTCATTGGCTAGTTTGCTACCGCTACCATCGCCTTTAATTGCTCCGTATACACTCATTCGTGCATATTCAGGTGCAATACCACTAATTCTCTGACCATTCACATTCATGTTGTATGAACCGTCTGAGTTAGCGGTTACAGAGCCGATGCCTAATGGTGTGTATCCAAATGCACTATTAGCTCGATAATCACCACCCGCAGTCATCGCTGTATCTAAGTTACGAGCTGCTTGTGTATCAGCTGCCTTAGCATACTCAGGGATTGTAATAGCTGCTGCACCACGACCTTGACCATTACGTAGCATTTCTTCTGAAATAGCTTGATAACGAGCTTCATCTGCTGATGCTCCGCCTTGCATAAGCTGTTGCATACGACCAGCAATATTTTGTTGTGCTGCATATGCATTCATCTTGTCAGCACTTTGCATTGTTGCTGTTATGGTGTCAAGACCACCTAAGTCTTTCTTACCTTGCATGATTGAGCTAAATGCTAGCAACTCACCGAGAGATGGTGCACGTTTAGGGTCAGCATATAATGCGTTCATCGCACCGTATTGAAGCCCACCGTTATCTCCACCGAACTCTACTGGAGAGATTGTAATCTGTGCTCCACCCGCATTGTTAGGTGTGGTAAAGCCTGTAGATGGAATATAACTACCACGAGAACCAATCTGTAATGCTGTGTCTTGTGCAGGTTGTTGTGTTACAACTTGCTGTGTAGATGCAGTTGTTCTAGCTACAGGTGAGGTTGCACGTGTTGTAGTTGTTCTAGTTGGTTGTGCTGCAGGTTCTCCAGCTAATACACCAATGGTGTTTTGACGTGTTCCTTTCACGCTAGGTTGCATGGTCTGTCTAGCACCATTTACCATTTTAGTTGGTTGTGTTGCAAAATCTGCTACACCTAGTGCTGTTCCACCAACTCCGCCAATAGCGTCAGACTCGACTGGGTTTACTGTTACAGGTTTATTACTTGCTGTAACAGATGCGTCTACTGGTGCGGGCTGTGGCACATTGAAGAACTGCTCAGGTGAGTACTGTGGAATCTCACCTACAGTGTTTGTAGGTTTTGGAGCTGGTTTACCATTTAACTGTGCAATGCGTTCTTCTTCGCTCATGTATGGAGTTAGTTTAGAGTTAAATGCATCGATATAATCAGTTGGTGCTTTAGCTCCATATAACATGCTTAGTAAATCTTCGTTAGAGTATTCACCGTGACCCGGTTTGTAGCCCGGGAACATGCTGTTACGTACTGACTCTAGTGATACACCTTGTGTGTTATCAGGTAAGTTAGCGTTGATACGTTCCATCTCTGCCTGTGCAACAGCATTAGCAACTTTATCAAACTCAGCACGGTTAGCTAACTTCGCTTGTTTATTACGTTCTCGTGTATCTTCGATAATTAAGTTTTCACGATTTGCAATGTCTCTATTGTATCTGTCTAAGTTAGTATAATCTGCTCCACCTAAACGAGAGATACCCAAGAATGGCTTGTTCACTCGATTGTAATCATCAATGCGTTGCTGTTGTGTTTCAGCAGCTTTTCTGTCTACTGCCTGTGCGGCTTTCTGTGCTTCAAACCACTCCTGCTCGTTTTGCGGAATACCCGTAACAGTGGTTGGAATTGTTACAGGTGTGGATGGTGTTACTGGTTTATGTTCCACGCCAGCAAGAGCAGATAAAGCTCCACCAGCTACGCCACCTGTGGATACTGACTGCGTTTGCTGTTGTGCTTGCTGTTGTGCTTGCTGTTGTGCTTTTTCATCAGCCGCCCACTGTGCTTGCATCTGTTGAGCCACAGCCATCATGATTGCATCTTCTTCGATTGGGTCTAAAGGTGCTCCGTTTTTAGCTTCTGTATTAGCTAGAATAGTTGCAACTTTAGCATCGAGTTCTGCACGTTGTTGTGGTGTCATCTTACGCTCCTGTTGGACGATACGGAATACCTGTGCGGTTATTCTGATAACCAGTCAAATTTGTGTTCAATGCAAAGCTACCATATGGGTTATATGGTGTTGGTGCTACTGGTTGTTGCGTTGAGCTGTAAACCGTAGGTGCTGTAGGTGCGGTAGGTTGTGCTGGTGTTGTAGCGGGTTGTGTTACAACTGGAGTACCTTCAACGTTCTGCACTGATGTATTACTATTTACACCTTGTCCAACGTTCACATAGCCATTGTTAAGTAAGCTCTTTTGCCAATCCATTAACTGACCACCGCCAGCCAACTGAGAAAGCATAGGGTTCATAATAGAGTTTCTATAATGTGTTCCTTCCGCTGTTCCTTGATTAGCAATATTCTGTGCAATGGCTGCTCGAGTAGCTGATGGGTTTGTGTATACAGATTTTTGGTAATCCATAATAGCTTTACCCATATTCATACCTGATGTCATGCCGTCGCCCCAAGCGTTACCAATACCGCCTAGGATACTTAAAAAGTTGTTAGAGCCTCCGAAAATACCATTTCCGGTCATCGCATAAGATGGCATTATCTACCTCCAAGAATAGACATAATGTTGTATTGTGGTGAATACATCGGGTCGGTCATCGGGTCATTGTTCTGAGTGCCGATGCCTAGCGACTGTGCTAGAGCGTTAATCTCAGGTTGTGATAACTGAGGTGCTGGTCCGCCTAGCATCTGCTGTGTTAATTGATTGCCAATATCGCCACCTTGCGGTTGCTCCATTCCAACCAGTTCATATGGGTTTTCAAGCGGTGGTACACCCATGCCTTCCATCATAGCTGCGTCATTGCCCTGCATTGCTAATTGCAACATTGGGTCATCTGCATATGCCATATCAGCTGGAATACCTTGTCGATTTAATCCCATTAAAGTTTCTAAAGAGTTCATTTTTTCTTGTTCTCGCAACATTTAGGTTGAACTATATTATCAAACTGAACAGATTTTGTCTCGTTCTGTCCAGTTTCTTTTAAGCTTCTACATACGTTGTATGGTGCACATTTATCAGTCATGGCAATCTACCTAGAATCCTGAATCTTCAGGTTGTGCAACAGGTCCATCAGGTTCTTTACTACCACCACTGCCGCATTTATTCTCGCCAGCGTCCTTGCTTAACCATATTGATAATACCACTGCAATCAATGCACCTAAGTTTGCTAAATCGCCTGACATCTTATCTGCGGTTTTACGATAACTCTCAGCAAGCCACGCATAGTTTTTGCCTGCAGATGTTAAGAAGTCAGCACCCAATGCAGCTAGTTTGTGGTAGTTGTCATTGTGACTAGCATAACGTGTTTGTTGGATATTGATACCAGTTTTATCCATTGTCGCTGCAGAGCCGAATCGACCGTTACGTTGATTCTCAATAAGCTCACCAGCTTTGAATAATAGACCTTCGTTAATCTGCCATGCACGAGCACGTTCATCTTCGCGGGCTTTATACAATGCTCCAACAGTTGTAGAGATTGCTGCAGTTGCGAGAGCAGTTTCAATACCACAACATTGACGAGCAGAGTAGCGGTTTAAGCTCTTGCATAATTGCTCACGTTGCTTTTTGGTCTGAGCTGCCACATCTGCTTTTATTCTAGCGGTAATCCCGTCGTAGTCAGGTGTATAGCCACAGAGAGCGAACGAACAAAGCTTCTCATGAATTGCATCGTTACATGCGTCCAACTGTTGAGCTCTGCGAAGTTCATCATCTCGTCTTGCAATGTTCCAGTCATACTGATTCTCCAAGTCGTTATCTGCCTTATCTGCTTCTGCAGCTTCATTAGGCATCTTGCCCCACAGCTCACGACCTTTATCGGCTAGTTGCTCGTTAATAGTTTTCCACTTATTCTCAGCGTCTTTTGCTTTGTTAAGTGTGCCATTATCAGCAAACTTACCTAACAATGCACCTAATAACGAACCAATGGCAATCCACTTACCATCATCCATTTTAGGTTGCCGTGGATACTGAATAATGTGGTTAGCATTAACCTGTGTAGAACCAGTACCTGTCGCTTCACCTTTCTCAACATACGCTTGGTTTACACCACAAGACGATGCACAAGTACCTTGATTTTGGTTCTTGTTATTATTGCTGGTATCCACATCCGCCTTGTTGCCAAGTGTTGAATCTACCATTATTTACCTCCTAGTAAGCTCTCTCTTGAGCTTTCCAAGTGAATCTCATCTACTCTGATTGAGCCGATAATACGTACTGCCCAATCAATCGCTTTGTACCGTCTAGGGAGTAGGAATGGTTTATTAGAATAAACTTTCTTCCGGAAATACTCTCTACCGTCTGCGTAAATAATAACAGTAACCGATGGGCGATTTCCAATTAAGTGTGAATAATGTTGTTGGAACTCAGGATACTTGCAGAAAAACGCTTTGTCGTCTGCATATGGGTTCTGTCTACGCCATTCTTCATACTTAATCTTAGCTTCTCTATGACCACGTGGCATGATGTTGTCAAAGTCAGGTGACACAACTTTACATGCTACAGGTCTCCACAATCCAGCCATCATCTGTGTTTGCGATTTCCAATCATACACAGCATTTTCGCCTTTGCCCCACTCATAGATGTGTCCGTTGTTTACAACAATAAATGGGCTGATTTCATCGGTATAGCCGCGTTGAACCACTACATTGTGTGTTGAGAAGTCGCTGTCTCTACGCTTATCTGAACCAATCTGTAGGATAAATCCACCATCTTTTGTGAATCCGAAAATCCTATCGTCGTGGTATGTGAGTCGTACTGTACGAGGCTCGTAGGCTGACCACTCGTTTTCAGTAACAATCTCGCCTGTGATTAGCTGTTCGCCTTGCGGTGAAATTGTTACTAAGCCTTGCTCTGACGAATAAATTACTTCGCTGTCTACTTGGCAAACGTTGTTGAAGTTTACGCATTTATAACGCTGTTCAATCTCTGCAATTTCTACTTGATTAGGGTCATCTGTAGCAACTGAATAATGCATACCTTCTGTAATCGCGATAAGTGTGTAGTGCACATCTCCTTCGATACGTGGCGTGACCTCATACATTCCTCTAATTCTGAATCGGAGTCTATACTCATTATTCAGATTATAGGCATGTGGGAAGTTATGCTCAGAAACCCAAAAGTGCTTGTTACTCCAAACAATCGTTAGGTTATCTCCGACTGCAGCTACACCTTCTAAACACTCTGGTGGAGCGTCATGAGTGTCTGTCGATAACTCGCATGAAAAATCACATGGGCAGTTGTTGTCGTAAAACTCAGTTTGATTAATCGGAGTTTCTCCAACCATCAACCAACGTGCGTTGTTCTCATTGTCGCTGACCGCTCTGTACCATCTGCGAGCTACTGCGTTCGCAGGTGGTGTGTCCACAACCGTAACTTTTGCTGCATCGCCCCATTCAACATCTACCACTTCAGACGGTTTAGACTGTGCTGATTCTTCACCACAAGCATTTATGTATGTGAATAAATATGCAGTTGGAACTGGCGGGTGTGGTACGTTGTCACAGTCGTTATCTGCAATACACAACGGCTTAATCTTAGTTTTAGGACAACCTGCTTTTGGCATTTTTTCTAAACGTACCTCTGCATTTTCAGGGCGTTTGATACCAACTGGAATCGGGCACTGTTTAGCTAAAATTCGCTCTGCAGACTGTCTGTAAAGTTTTCCATTCTCTACAAATAAGAATGTAGTTTCCCCTAACTTTCTTGTCCAGTCAGGTGCTGTAAATACAAGTTTGTCCCACGCAATATACAAAGAGCCAGCTCTGTGAATAGATACTGGCTCACCTGTAAATAATTCTCCGCAAGAGGTCAGTAACCGCATACCCGTATCTGATGGTAGTTTGATTGGTCGTAAATGATTACCATAGATGTCCAAGTTGTTTGCGATTACTGATTTACCTTCAGGCAGTGATTTATCTGCGACTTTCGGAACTAACCCAAAAAATTGAGCAATTCTCATTTAGCCTGTTCTCCCGATGCCGACAATAGCATCTTTAACCATTAATTTAAGTACCGCTTTGCCTGATGTTGGCGGTTTAGGGATTTCTACAAATCCGTCTGCTGCAGTCGTGTATGGTCCTAATGTAACGTTAGGCATTGCTGGTGACTGGATTGTAAATGCAATATTAGGTACGCCAAATACATAAGCCTTATCTTCGGTCTCTACATACTGGAATGAATAACCAACATCACCTTTGTCGCCTTTAGGTCCTGCATCGCCTTTGTCGCCCTTCTCGCCTTTTAGAGTAGATGCGTCTGTCTCTAATACGCTGTTGTCAGACATTACAAAGCGAATTTTTCCGTCTGCGATATTGACAGTGGTAGGGTATTTCCCGTCATCACCTTTATCACCTTGAACACCGGGTTCGCCTCTAGGACCTTGTTCACCTCGTGCACCTTTCGCCACTGGTAATACTCCAGCACTGCGGGTTGTTCCGTCAGTTAGTGTATACATCAGCTGACCGCTTGCGGTAATTGTAAATGATGCTAAACCGACTCCGGCTTCGCCTTTTTCACCTTGTTCGCCACGTAATCCGCCAGCTGGTGCTACTGCGTTACCGCCATTTGGTACGCCTTCGCCACATCCACATCCACCGCAATCTTTCGCGAATAACTCTTTGCAATCTACGGAAAGTGTGCGTGTGCAAGCGTCATATTTTAATGGTGATTCAACATTGATGCCGATTGAGTTTGCAATATCCTTGATTACTTGCATGGTATCCCACTCATAAGTAACCATGGTGTTAGATTTGATACAAGTGCACTTAGCACTCATTGTGCGGTCTAACTCAAATACATCTTCATCGATACCAACTACTTTTGCAACTTCACAGCAACCATCACAGCCTTTAATTCTTACATAGAAATACTGACCGTTGATGATTGGCGGGAAATGTTTAGCGTGACCTTTTACAAGATGTAATCTGTTGCTCTCAATGTCTAAAGGACGGGCGGTGAAGCCAGTCCCTGTTCGGTCGCATGTTAGTGGAACTAATCCAAGTTCACAATTTGCCATTTATCCCCCTTAGCACTTGTTAGCACAGATAAACTCGCGTAATTGTACGGAGTTCCAATCTGCAACAACACAGCTTCCGCATGGGAAGTTCTTACGACCTTTTCCTAAAATATCTCGTTCTACAGCAATCTTACCGTTTTTGATTTCGCCTTCTTTGGTATATTTGACGACTTCATAACGGTCTAGATATTTGATTGTTAGGTAGATGTGATTGCCTTCTACCATGTCATTCAATTTTTTAGCTGCTGCAAATGGGAGATTGATTGTGTCGGATGTGGTTTGTACATGACCAACTACTTTAGTCTTGAAACCATCAATAAACTCTAACATGTTTCGCTCCCGTTGATTGCTGTGATATTGCCACATTCATTTACAGTGACTGAAGTGCCGCATGTTACAACGAACGTTTGTGGTGTGATGTTTGTACAACCACCTGCGCAACTTTTAACAAACTCGCATAATTGCTGTGGATTCCACTCTACACATGCACAGCTGTCTTTACCGAACGATTGTGCGGTTGTGTTATCTTGTGCACGTTCAACAGTTAATACATCTCCAGCACGTGCTACAACCTTAACAACTTCCATAACACCGCCATTACGCAGTGTTAAATAGAAATGCTCTTGGTCGTTGATGCGGAATTTGCTACCGTCACCAACTGGCAATGTAATTTGTGTGTCGGTAGATGTGATTGCTTTCGCTACCTTTGTACATCTTCCCCATACTTTAGTGTTTAACATTCGCTACACCCCGTATCGCATGTTCCTGTTGGTTGTTCAATTTCTTCATCGTACTGAGGTACTGCACAGCAACCGGTGCTATATTCAATACCACCACAGCCTTCTTCGATTACCGGAGTGCTGTCCGCCACGATGGTTTGACATCCCGGAATGTATAAAAGCACGTGTGTGCAACATTCACCATTTACATAGATGTCGCCTTCATAATAGCCTTTCGGCAGTGATTTGAACCCGTCACCCCAAGCGAAGCAAACGCCATTTTCTTGGTCTACTCTGTATGGAGTAATTTTAAGTAGAACTTTACAGAAACCTTTTCTGCGGATATCCATTCTTAAACAAGTTCTGATTGCTGGAATTGGACGACCGTTACACCCCATTTGACGGAGTGAAAAGCATCGTTCAATTTCGCCAGCTTGAATTTTAATTGTGTTAGATGCACAAGTTGTTGGCGGACACTTCTTCTCCTCGCAAGGGTCACAAGGGTCGCAACATACTTCTTCATACTCCGGTGCGATTGGTAGACATTGATTTCTACAACATTTCGATTCCGGAGCGTTGCCAAATACTATAGCCATAATCGTCCTCTACCGCTTCTTCCAAGAAAGCTAGCTCCGATAATTCTACGGGCTTTGCCACCTGTCTTATCTATTTTAGCTTGTTGTAACGCATTAAACCAGTTTGTTTGGAATAACGTTACTTGTCTCAATAATGCGTCCTGCTCAGGTAACATTGCCAAGCGTACTAATGTACCGTATAAAATAGCTTGCATGTAGTCATCATAGATGAAATCAGGCACATCGCAGTCATCACGACCGATTGCCCATACATAATCTACACGCAGTTTAGTTGGTTTATTACGTGGATTATTTAGAACGATAATGGGGTGTTCGCCACGACGCAGTTCGATTGTGTAATCTGCTTCTTCACCTTGTACAAGTGGATTCCAGTTTTCTCTACCACTGCAACGTAAAGGGCTTTCCATCACTGATGTGACTTTTACAATTCTACGACAGTCAGGAACTTCAAGCATGTAGTCGCCAACCTTCTCTTGTGTTTCTACATCTAATGTGTCAGAAGCACAACGAGACTCTCGCATAAATTCTACGATAGTCTCTCTGATTGCATGTTGAAGAATCTCTTGCGGAATGAACGGTGCGTAGGCGAGTACGAACGGTTCAAAATCTTCGATTGTTTTCATTATCTAACCTGCCGTGCTAATGCTTCTGCTCCACTAGATAACTGCAGTAACTGAATTGCTTTGTTCCAATGGCTGTCACTACGTTCTCTATTGGCGTTATCTTCAATGTCTACACCCCATGCGTAATACAACATGAACTCAAACACTGCAGCTTCTGCATCTGCACCTAAGTCGATTGAGCTGTCCTCACTGGTAACATCAGGTGGCATGTAGCATGAAATCACAAGGGTAGCGTTAGTGCCAGCTGGTACTGGCGGGTCTACTACGATTTGACGAGGATTATCCTCGCTATATTCATAGCTTCTTAATTTATATTCTGTATCGCCTTTAACCTTACCTTTACACACCGGTCTGCCAAGTGTAGGGTAGTAGGTTAGTTTTGATTTTCTAGCAATGGTCTTTACCACGCCATTTTCATCTGCTAATCCCCATACTTTAATATCGGATTCGCACGAAGTGGGAACATCTTGCAATGCTCCCTCTACTAATTTTACTTCTGTCTTGCGAGTGAACTTATCTCGCTTTGTGATGGCAACGATACTAATTGCACGTTTGAAATACGACAGCAAGTCCTCTTTTGTCCAATGAACATAGGACTCATCTTCATCGTAATCGGATAAGTATCTTGATACATCTTCAATTAGAGTTCTTGCTGTGATTGCCATTACTTATCTGCTCCGAACATAGCTTTTGCTGCTGCATGTACATCAATTCCACGCATATCTGCACGTTCTTCTTCGGTCAAGTTCATTCCACGTTGTTCCATGTTTAGGGATTCAGGTAGTGGAGCTTCATTAGGCATCATCAGTTTAGCTGATTTACCTTCTGTTTTCTTGCGACGATTAGGTGCTGCGGTCATTGATGGTACGGTTTCACGATGACCATCCATGATTTCTTCTACATCTTCGATGGTCTCAAAGTCTGTTGGAATTTGTACAGAGTCGCTTCCATAGTGTTGGTCAGCTAACATTCTGCGTTCTTCCTGTTTACGATTCATTTCGTCAATCGCAAATTTTAAATCTGTTTGTGTGTAAACGAAACGACCTTTAAGGTGTTTGATTGATTCTGTTGTAAATGTAGGATTTGGGACTACATAGCCGCTTTCATCAACGAAGGCTAGGGGTTTACGATTTAATTGCATTTTTGTTTTCTCTTGTAGTTAATAAAAAGGCAGGGTCTAGCCCTGCCCTCGTACTTGGCTTATGCTGGTAAGCGTACACATTGTGGGTCCGGGTAAACAGTCTCACATGGAGCTTGGTAGCATGAACAACCGTGTTGGTCGTTATGGTTTTCTACCGATGCTGATACTGTGAAACATGCACCTGATAATGAACCCTCTTTAATCTTAATGGTGATGTCACCGTTAGATTGTAAGAACTCAGTTGAACGCAATACAGTGTAGCCTTCTTTTGTTAAATCAACATCGAAGGTTTCAACTTCGCGGCTGTTAGCTTCAGCTAATGCTTTTTCTGCATCTGCTACAGCTTTTTTAGCTGCAGTTACAGCTGATTTTAAGCCAGCGTTTGTTGGGTCTGTATTAGCTTGAGCTTGTGCTTTCGCTAATTTATCTTTAGCATCTTTTACTTTGTCAGCTAATGCTGCTAAGTCTGCTGGAGCATCGCCTGCAACACCATTTAAAATAACGGTGATTTTGCCTTCTGCTAATGCTTTTTTGTTATGTAACACGATGTTATTAACAAAAGAACCAGCTGCTAATAAGATAACACCTAACTCGTCACCTACTGGTAATACACCTAAACCTTTTTGGCGATACCACATACGCATGTGTTCATGACCATCGTCATAGTAGAACTGCATTGTTTTGTGGCGAGTTTTTAAGTGAGCTGCATATTCAACGTGTTGGTCTGCTGGGTCTAAACCTGCATCCCACATTGCATCGCCTTGTGATGCTACGTTGCGTTTGTTACCACCAAGATAGATATTGTACTTAGCCATTGTCTAACTCCTTACTCGATTTCGATGGTTGCGTATAACACAGCTAATTTTTCAGGTGTTAATACATCGAAGTCATAAATGGTCAAACCACGCCAGTATTTATCGAAAGAACGTGGGTCTTTGTCGATTACTTCTTGGTTTGTTAATTGAGTGATGAAACCAACCGCTTCTTTGAAACCAGCTAAGATTAAGAACGTTTGTTTGTTCACTTGCGGGTCAAAGTACATAGGCATGTTGTTGGTGAAGTACACTTTGAAACCAGCAACATCTAAGAATTGTTGGCTTAAAAGGATTGCTTTACCAGTGCCTGCTGCACAAGCGTTGTTCAATAACGGATTTGTATAGAACAAGGTTTTCGCCATTGTAGGTAATACAACGTAACGACCTTTCTCTGGAACGTTTTGCTCGTCAAGAACGGTAGATAAGTGAGACAATTTAGTTAAAATTGTTTCTTTGTTTAAGGCAACAGGCTGACCTAATTGACCTAAGTTGTATGCACCTGATTTGATACCAGCTTTGATACCTTTGTTGTAAGGGTCAGCTAGTAACGGAACTTCAGTTAAGATTTCACGGTCGATGTGTTGGCGTAACAATAATGTACTGTTTTCCATGAACTCATTAACATATTCTTTAATGTTACAAGTACGTTTTTCATCAACATATGAAAGTTTTAAGTTCCAGTATTTACCACGTTTAACAACCATAGTTTTTAACTCAGTGTTCAATGTTGAAACTTCTAAGTCTTGGTTGTTAATGTAATCGAAGATTTCACCCACTGGTGCTACGCGGAAAGTAACTTGGTCGCCACACTGTTTCAATTCAGCAGGGATAATATCCTGAGAGGTAATAGACCCTGCGATTGAGTCAGCGTAGAAGCGAGCTAAGAACGCTTTTGCATAGATAGGGGTGTTTAGTGCATTATACACTTGATAACCACTTGCTGACGGTAAAACGCCACCCGGTTTGTTTTGCATTTAATAACTCCTACGTTATCGGTTTGTGTTTACTCTACCCTCTACCATCGCGGCATTAAACTCATCTGTGATACGTTGATACTTATCCCATGAAAGTTTACCTGCTTGGAAGTTAGCGGTAGCTCGCTCGAAGTCCGACATCTTGAGCACTTTCTGTCCACGTGGTGCTGTAACAGGTTGCGTGGTCTGTGAACGACCCGGTGCAACTTGTTGCGTTTGTGGTTGAGAGCGTTGGCGTTTGCCTTTAAAGTCCTCAATCACTTCCACCACTTGCTTCATATTACCTGATTGTATACCGCTTTGTACTACTTGTGCAATAGTTACTGTACCGCCAGTATACGGAGCAGGTTGTTTTAAGTAACTTTGCCACTCATTAGAGAACGCAACTTCATCCAAATCCGGAACAGCTTTACGTAATTCGGTCTCAAACGCAAACTTTTGGTTTTGGTCGTTGATACCACGTTGAGCTTCCAGTTGGCTGGTTACGCCATCTAATTTTTGTTGCAAAGGTACTACCGCACGTTGATACAAGTCATTAGCGACTCTACGTGCGATACTTTGAATGTATGGGTTTGCGTCCCCATAGTCGGCTTCAAATCTTTCATCTACAGCAAGCTCATCATCTGTATACGCCAGTGTTGGGCGATGCTGTTCTGCTGGCTGTTGCTGACCATACTCACGTTCATAGTTAGCACGTACTGCGTTCTCATACATCTCTGCACGAGCTTTCGTTGCTGCTAATTCACGTTCCAATGCAATTAATCGGTCCTCATTAGAGGATGGTGCATTTTGTTTCGGTTCAGCTTGAGCTGGCTGTGTTAGACCTGCAGGTTGTTCCTGTGATAATTCATCTTCATCACCGGTTAAATATTCTGAAATATCAACTTCATCATCTTGAGGTTGTTCAGTACCTTTCGCTGGTTCTTCAGATGCAGGTTGGGAAAACTGCTGGTCTAAGAATTGGTCTAGTTCACTTTGTGTTTGGTCGAAGTCTGCCATTCGTTATTTCTCCAAATCGGCTTTTAGTTTTTTAAGGATTGATACGCGACCACGCAGAAACTCATTCGCTTCGCTGTTCTCGTACAATTCACGTTCGCGTTCTAATTCTTCTGAGATATACTCTTGAAGTAATCGAAACGCAGGAACTGTTTTCAGCATACGGACGATGCCGTCAATTTTTACTTGACTAGCCATATAATCTCCTATTCAACACGTTTATATACGGTCATGTCGATTAAGGCTTGCTCGTCATCTGTGCCGTCATTTCTGAACTTGTAAGTTCCGGGTAAGGTAATCTCTAAAGGATTATCCTTGCTTAAACTTAATTGAACTGGCTTACCATCTTTGATAACCTCAGTCCATAAGTAATCTTCCATACGTTTGTCGCAGTTTGCTGGAACACCACGCATGAGTGTGAAAGAAGAATCAGTTGTACCACGTAACATGGTAGCGACTAATTTCTGCCCTAACTCTAAGTGTGAAACTGCTGATTCATATTTACTCATCGATTCGCTCCAACTCGTCATCGAATAAAACACGTAGCACTGATTTAACTGCATTTACTGCGATACGGTTTTCTTCACTTGCTGTTGTATCTTCGTATGCATCACGGGTTAAATTTAACTCGCGAAGTAATACGTTCTTAATTTGTCCTGCATCAGCAGAAGAACGGAAGCGTCTAAATGCTCCAGCTTCTTGCTGTGAAACTTTAGTTTTTGCCATTATTAACATCCTCCTGCTTTATTAGCAATGATGGCTTGCACGTACTCAGGTGAAACTTCTTCAAAAATTACATCTACCCCAACAACAGCGTTGGCTAACATGGTCATCTTTGAACCCACAGAAATTTGGTACTCGCCCGGAGGAAGAATTGGGTCGCATGCATCAATAGGAAAATCATGTAAGAATGTACTAATTGTACACCCATTTTGACATTTTACCACACGCTGAACACAAATATCTAATGGTGCTCCGCACGGGTCCTCATGCATAAGGTGCAATACTGCCGTCTTTAACAAGGTAATATTCTGTGGTTCTGATTCCACCGAATGTGAATCCACAATAGCGACATCGAAGTGAAGCTGGTAACAACTCACTACATACCTCCCATTGGTGAATTAGGTGTTAGACTATTTTGGTTCGCTATTGCTTGACCTGCACTAGCGTTCCGACCGTCAATAGTACCACCTTGATACAGCGGGTTCAAACTTTGAATATCTTGCGTTACAGCAGACTGTAAATCAAAGTCAGGGAAAATTCCCTCGGTGCTGATACCGCTAACCTTAAAGATTTGGTACAACAAGCGTTGAATTGCTGCTGGCGGAACAATCGGTTGTCCGGTGTTAGGGTCTACTACTTGCATGTATGAGCTTAGTGATTGTAGTGCCCATTGTAGTTTAGACTCTTGCGATTCTTTCTCTACAATACCACTTACACCACGTGCGTGTACTCGGATGTCACCTTTAATAGTCTCATCCATTGAATACATCAACTCATAGTCGATATAAGATTGAACAACTGGCTCAATAATATTTTCTTCAAGCACACGTAAAGCAAACTTAACTGATTTACTTGCTTGGTTTAATACCATTGCCACACCGCCCGATGTGCGTCCTAATGTACCAATATTTTCTGTCGAACCAAACGCTACACGTGGAATACCGATTGTCTCATAGCCATATTGCATGAAACGCTCGAATACATTTAGAAGTTGGTGTGAAATATCAGGTACAGTATAGAAGTTGTAAGCACGACCTTGCATACCAATCACGGATTTAACCTCGCGAATAGTATTAGGAAGGATTACATTTACATCTTCATCGTCAATAACACGGTCGGATTCTACCTCACCCAATACACCTGATGCGAGTCCCATGTTACGTACCATTGCTACGATTGTTGCTGTACATACACGTTGTACATCACGTAGACGAGTAACTGGACATTCACCCCAAAATGCTCCCGGGATTGGTTCAAATGATGCTACATAGAATGGACGCTGACCAGCTGGGTCAGGGTTTAACACTGCTTTAATTACAATGTCGTTAATTGTCCAAATCTCTGCTTCGTAAGAAATGTCAGGAGAGCCTACTTCAACACCGAACTCCTCGAGTAATTCGCCACGGATTGCCCCATAGAATCCCACACAGTCATAAAATCCTTGAGCGTCGTCCTCAAGGCCAATGGCATATTGGTCTGTGTCTACTTCAGGGTTATGGTCCTTGCCGTCCTCGCGTTCTTCGAGCCAGCCTGTCGGATGTTCCTTCAATACTTGACGGATTCCCTCGCCATCGAAGCCCGGTGCAGAGTAGTACCCCACTAATTCAGAACGTGAGCATTTGCGGATTTCCACAACATACTCTGCGTCTTGTACGGACTGTGCGTTTGGTGCTGGGTAGAAATCAAACGGAGAAATGTTTTCTACTGCGCGAATTAACTTACGCTCCACTACCATACGTTGTCCATTCCAACGCTTCCACGGTTTCATCACAACCGCAGGTGTTTTCATAATAGCAGCAGGATACACCACAAAGTTATATATAAAATCACCAAACTGGCGTAACCAATCAGCATCATGAAGTTTGTCCTGAATTAATGAATCCATTTTATCAGCAGCAATAGCAGCTAATTTCTGCTGTTCTTGCAATGCTGCGTTCTTAAGTGCCTGACCTTGTTCTGCCGCTGCTTGCTCAAGCATGTCTGAGGTCATCATCGGCATCTGTTGGAGTTGTGCCATCACTGCTTGCAGTACATTCTTAGTTTGTGCTTCATCTAAGTCTGCTTGCGGTGTTGCTTTAATGACAAATGGGTTCTCAATCGAGTTAGCGAATACATCACGAATGAGACCCACGATACCCTTAACAATAGGTGATGTAATGTTAAAATTAACATCGATGTCAGGGTCAAGCGTTTCACAGGCGAGTAATTCCCCACGAACTTGGCGTAAACAGTCTAACAGGATGTCGTACTGCTCGCGTTTCGTGTCTTTAGCAATCTCGAAGCGGTCACGGACATACTGCCCGAGTTCTTCTACTAATCTGTCGTGTTTCTTACCCACCATTCACCACCTTATTTATGTGCTGGTGTTTTACCACGATTACTGCCTACTGGGCAGCCGTGTGGTGGTCGTTTACCTTGACATGGCATACTACTTTCTCTCCTATTTTAAATAAATCTCGAATGTCGTCTTGAACTTCTGCTCGAGCTCGACTTACTCATTCGGCTGCTAATATTAATACCTAATACCATATATTGCAATGCATCAGCTAAATCTGATGTCCAGCCTTCGTGAGATTTAGTCGGTGTATCTCGAACAACATCGTTCTTACCGCGTACATTCTCATAAATGTAGTTGTATTTTAATGCCTCAATTAAAAATTTGCAATTTTTTGTGATTTGCAGTAGAGGCTGCCCCATTGAGTCTAATTTTGTCAGTCTCTGTTTAACTGCTTCAATCCGTGGCTGAAGTTTATTCGTACCCGGACTCTCAATCGGAATACCATTATTTAATAAGATGTCATATGGTGACACATCAACCGACTGAGCTTGTACGAGACCTGCAGGGTCACCCCATGCTCCCTCGACCAAGTTATTAATGTATCTGCGTCTGAGTGTCGGCTTAATATGCTCAACAGTCAATGTCTCAATAGACATGTCCTCGCCCATCACCTCATCTACTATAATAAGACGACCGCCTGCAGTCATCGTACCAACAAGACATACTGGTGTACGACCGAAGTCGAAGGATAAATAAAGCGGAGCACCTGCTGGCACATTAAACTGGTCGATGACATGACGGCTCTCGTTGAACTCAGGGAATACTACCTTACCAGTCACCAAGTCCGCAAACTCACCTTCCACATATGCCTTAATCTTCTGCTCCTCGCCCCCGAGCATTGCATAATAATAGTTATACCCACCCGGCAAGTTCTCAATATTCTCCGCCATCGGGTTCGGGTCCCATGACCCATCAGGCTGTCTTAGTAGAGCGGGCGGCTGTCTGAATAACTCAAAATATGGACGACCCATGCGTTCAGACATCATCTTGAACTCATCATCCTTATCCCCGAGATACCATCTATAGAGCCAGTGATTTTTAAGCGGACCGTTCGTTGCCCCAAATAGTCCTACCCATGTTGCCTTGCCAAATCTACCTGACGGGTAACGCCCAAGACGACGGTCAATCGCAAATACTAACGACTCAGGGAACTCCGACAACTCATCGATGAACCCGAATGTCGGCTCACACCCAAGTAACTTATTCTGTGACTTCTCATCATCAAATGACAAGAACTCCACATCAAAGTGCACCTTAGTGCCATCATTTAATTCAAATCTAGCGTGAGCCATCATTGGGAAACTCCCAGTGCGGAATGTCATCAAGTTACCCACCATTGTCTTAAATGACGGTATAGTAGTGGAGCGTAACATTGAGTTAGTATTACGTGCCACAAGTGCACGAGAATATCTCACCCCATCTGCTGCGGGCTCTTGCATAATAGCCTGTAACAGAAGTGTCCATATAATTCCCGACGTTTTAGCTGAGTTACCGGTACAGAACACCTTACCATTGCGTCTTGCAACAAACATACCTGTAGAGGTGGTGTAACAGTATTTATACCCATCCTCGCTTGGAATATGCTCGTACTCAGCGGTTTTCATATTCACCCAGCAGTTCTTACCATTAACTCCTACTGTTGCTCTGTATGTGTCATTCCAATTCTCTTTACGAGCCTTCTCAACTGTAATAAAAGATGGAATACCGCAAGAGACAAATGCAAATTGAATAAAGTCCACATTCTTCTTATTGTTAGAACAATAGTATGAACCCTTCTCTCCGATGTTGCCATCCCATAACAAACTCTCGTGAGCCATCAGTGCTAACTGACGCTGACTTGCTCCATAATATTTAGACAGGTCTTTATTCCACTCAGGTGGCACAAACTTAAATAGCACCTCAGTAGGTCGAGCTGGATAAATAGTCTCAGTAAACTCAATACCAGCCTCGTTCAATAGCTGTCTGATTCGTTCAACCTTTCTAGGTTTACGTACTGTAACAGCTGCCTTACTACCACTTTTCGGCAAGTGCCCGTCTGCTGATAACATAATCTGCACTCTCAACTGTGCGTCAGTTAGTGGGTACTCTGTATCTGACTTATAATCAAACACTGCTGGGATTTTAGCATCTCGCTTAGCACCATTCTTGTACTGTTCAGCCAGCTCCGCACCGGTAGCAATCTGCCAGTCTCCACCTCGTTGTACAGTGTATCGAGTCTTGTACCACACCTTGTGCTCATCACTCACCGCCATGTCCATCGCGTGTGATGTGTAGAATCGGTGGAATCCTTCAGGGCACGGTAACTTAACATGCTCGGCTCTCTCAAATTGTCCTTCACCCGTAGCCGGGTCATAGACCATAATCTCCTGTGGAGCTTCTGAAATCTTCACCCAACCCTCACGTGTGAGCACCTCGGTATCCTCAGATAAGCAACCTGCTGGACCCACACAGAACTTGAGACGGGCGGGGCTCAGTGCCATTCTGTGCAGTGTTGGGTACATATAATAGTTAAACCCAATGTCATTCTCACCCATGACTGGCTGCTGCTCATCAACAGGGGCATAGTTCTCACCCATCTCACTGGCGTAGCCAATCTCATCACTGTGTGACGGGGCGTGATGTCCTGACACCGCACCGCGTACAATATCCTCATCACTTAACATCAATCACCTCGATACTCTTCTTAATATCAGCCACACGTCTTAGCGGACGCTGCTCACCTGTCGGTAGAGGCGGAATAAGTCCACCGTTCTGCCCAAGATTAACGTTAAGCACGAGACCACTCGCCTGTGGCTTATTACTTTCTTCACCTGTGCCAAGGCGACCTGCTTCAGCCACCCCTGCCACCTGCATCACAAGTTTAGCTGCATTAACCCTGTCGTTGTCACGAGCACCCATCTTAATAATGTCATGCAACTGCTCCAGCGACTGCTCTGCGATTAATCGAGCTTTAAGTTGAATAAGTGCGTTCGGTGATGCCTCAACTAATGCACGAATCTCCCTCATTTCTTTTTTAAATGAAGGCAACTCGACAATTTCTTCAAATTCTGCCGCACTCACGTTGTGGGTATCACAAACCTCGACGACGCGACCCGGACCATATAAAATTAAATCACGGACAAACTCTGAGATGTGAATGTGTTTATACATTCCATAAATCAGTTCTTCCGAATATTTTTGTTCATCATTCATTTGGATTTCTCTCTATGGCGTTTCAACAAGTACACAAAGGTAAAACATTTAATCCCGGTTCTACATTCCCGGAATACTGTGAATTTGAGAACTGTGTGTTCTACGCTCAGTGCAAGTTCGAGAAAGGCTGCATCTTTAAAAACTGCCGCTTCTTGAAGTGCTGCCCTAAACATTATAGCAACAAAAATAGCGAAGTTAAGGAAGCCATCCTCGAGAACTGTTATCTTGAGTATATCACTGTTGACAAAGATAGCCTAGTGGTGAATTGTGAGAAGGGTGCACGTGCGATTGTAAAAGCAAAAGAAAATCCAGCTCCACAGCAAGTCGGCAGCTCTGAGGACTTCTGCTTGTGTTACTGTGTACAGCCTACATGTAATGCGGGTGTGAGTATTGCACCGGTAGAATCGGGCAAACCGGAGGTAAAAAAAGTGCTGAACGACTGCAACGAGCCTTGTGGCACTATTACAGGGTTCAGCAAATGAAAAACAACATCCAAATACTTTTTACTAAGGAATTGTAACGTATGGCTCACACGCTACAGTTCCTATTATAGTCTTATGCAAATGTTGTTGCAATAGCTTTACATAAATTAATGAACCCGTCATGGCTCATTGTCTTACGTGTGTTAGCAATGGCTTGGCACACGAGAATCAATTCTCCATTATGTCCTTGCATTGGTACTACCCCCGATGGTGAGGTGTCTAATGTTAGCTTAACTCGGTCAGGTAAATAATAGCAATAGCCGTTCTGACGGGTGTATGCTTCGCAACATTGTTGAGTACCTGCAATTACACGCTCCTGACCACCGGTAAATAATGTGGTGAAGTGCTTAACAACTTCAATCGGGAGTTGGTGTGCCGCTGCAGTGATTTCAACAAAGGTATCATCTACTTTATTTGTAGTGGAGCGAGCTGCAATCTCACCTTTCTTTTGCAATGATTTAATTTTGTTTCTAATGTTATGGAAGCTACGCCCCATCTCAAGTGCAATATCTTTTGCTGAAAGATTGGCGTTCCATAATTGAATGAGTCTTGCGACATCTCGGTCTGTAAATTTGGTAGGCATGATTTATTCCTCTTGTTTTGGTATGTGAGTAGTTTACCAGTGTTGGTGTGTAGTTGCAAGGGATATATAAATGCAGGTGTGTAGGTGTGTGAAATACTGATGCATACAATATATAAATATATTGAAAGCATAAATAAAGAACCCCGGTTTCGGCTTCCGGGGTGTCTTACTATTAAAAGGAAATTCTCATGAAATAGTTTAAAGTCTAGAAAAGAGGCTTAAAACAGTTGTATTGTGGCACAGGTTGGGGATTTTGTCAAGCACTATTTTCGAGCTGCGAACAGATGCAATATAAGAGGGGGTGGTGAGTTCAGGAGCGAGATTTTTTAAGCTGGCTTGGCAGTTGGACAGTAGGGGGGTGTCGGTGCGTGAGCAAGTGTTGGTGTTTTGCAGTCACAGTGTCAAGGTGCATTATCAAGTGTATGTGCGTTGGTGTGGAGACACCTTTCACCCACCCGAAAAATCGACTCTATCTCTAAAGGTGACCCCTTTTGATAGCAAAACCCCGACACACCAACACACCAAAATTCCCATAGGGGGGTATCTGCGCCACTGCTAAACTCCCTAACTCCCGCACTGTATCGCTGTTAATAATCATTAGTCTTTCACGGCTTAACTCTTTCACTCTCAACGCTAACATTTCTTGATTGTGTTGGCGTGTCGCTTGCCTTGCTCTTCCACTATACTATCATTAAAGCAGATTGGAATATTGCAAGCTTTTGCAACTTCACGCCTTAACAAATTTCCACGCTTAACTACTTAAATGAGAATAATTCCCAATAAAGTGAAAATTTTTTGTAGCTAAATGAGAATTGAAAAGTGTAGCTAAATGAGAATTGCTCTCAATAACGTGATTTTAAAATTAAGCTAAATGAGAATTG